GGCTACGGCGACGGCTACGGCGCTGCTTCGCCAAACAGAAAACGGAGGACTAAATGACTGAACAAACCAAAGCGCAGCGGCTTGCTGACCAGCTTGAACGTATGGTGCTGTCAACAAAGTGGGACAAAGAAGCAGCCGCCGAGCTTCGCCGGTTGGATGCGCTGAATGCTGAAATGGTGCTGGCTTTAGAAGCCGCGCTAAGTGATGACCATCCGTATATTAAAAAATGCCGCGCCGCACTCGCCAAAGCAAAGGAGCAGACATGACCAAACCAAATTACCTACTAAATCAACTGCGCGACCTCAGCACCCCTTTGCCTATCTCTGCGCGTCAGATGGTAGCGGAAGAACTTGAATGGGCTTACGCAGAGGTTGCGCGTATGCAAAGAATTCTCGACAGCCGACCAGCAATCAATGCGGGGCTGCCGGAAACCTATATCGTCTGGTCGCGCTCAATTTACGCGATGGAACTTCGGCCTGAAGGGGAAGAACTGCAATGACTAAAGCGAGGTTGTTCGCTGATGTTCTTGAAGATGGAACAGAACTAAACGATGGAGCCGCTAATGAACTGCGTCGGTTAGACAATCTGAATGCCGAGTTGGTGGATGCCTTGCGGTTTCTGTTGATGGACACAGAACACAAAGACCACGACTGCGAAAGCGACGAGCAATGGTGTCCGGTTAAACGCGCCAAAGCCGCACTCGCCAAAGCTAAAGGAGAAAACAATGGATGACTTGGCGAATATCGTTTTGATGACGATAGGTTTGATCTTTGCAATCTTTGGGGTCATTCACGTTGGAGATGACTATCGGCACTTTAAAGAGGTTCAAGAGCAATGCAGCAGGTATGGCTTTATTCAAAACAAAACTGTTCGCATAACCTGCGTTGTGGAGAAAACTAATGGCTAAGTTACCGTACACCTACACTATTTGCCCAGATCAACCAAACCCTAAGCAATTTACGGCAATGACACCGCAGCTAATTAATGCCGTTCGTTTTGGGTACGACCTGACGATTGACCAGCGACAGCATGTGTGGCCCGCATCTAAAGCGGGGGCGACTGAAATAAACAACCATAAGAAAAAAGCAAAGGAGCAGACATGACTAACATAACCCTCCCCCGTGCCGAGTTGCAGGCGGCGCTGGATGCGCTACAGGAATGCCGTCAAAAGATCGCGTACTTACTCGGGAATATCGAATGGTATGAATCCGCACAAGCAATTGATTTTGCCGATATCTCTATCAAAGCTATCAGCGCCCGACTCGCTGTAGATGTTTGCGCAGAAAAACAGCCTGACGTAGAGAAAACGTCGCAGCGCGTAGAGAAAACCGCGCAGCGCGTAGAGAAAACCGCGCAACAGGGAGAAAAGCCGGAGCCGGTGGCGTGGGATGTTTTCGTTAAACACAGCTACATTTATTTTTCAATCGGAAATCAGTCTTTTCAGCTTGCAATGGCGCCAGAAGATGAACCGGATATGTCAGCAGGACAAATTGCTGCGTGGTATATGACGCAGCTACGAAACGCTTTAGCAAGACTTGCAAGCACCCTCCCACCACAGCGCGAATGGCAAGGGCTGACGGATGAGGAAATGCGGGATGCATTTTTGGCATTAGGGGGTTGGCGCGACACAATTCGCTTCATCGAAGCCAAGCTGAAGGAGAAGAACACATGATTAGTTTCGCACACGCACTACAGGGCTACACAACGGCAGCGCGGCTGAGCGGCTACGCAGATGCGCTCGACCAAGACTACGACAAGGCGCTTATCCACACCCTGAAGCAAGCAGCAGATTTGCTGGAGTCCGTATGGATCAAACACCAAGAAGCGGAAGCAGCAGAAACCGAGCAATGGATTCGTGACGAACAACAGGAGGCATTAAAAAATGAGCGACCCAACGCAACTGACAACTAACGAGCTGTACTTCCGTGACCCACTGGTTGACCCGCCCCCGAAAGGGGTGAACATGCTGCTGTTGAATCCGGGCGGCGTGCTGATCGTCGGCCAGTGGAGCGATGACTGTTTGGCATGGTGTCCGAAACCAAAGATCCCGAAAGAACTCAAGGAGCGTCTGACAAAATGAACAAGTTACTTGACAAAATCATCAAAGACTACGGGCTGAAAAACAACGCCCATCTTGCGCGTGAACTCGGCTGTTCTTCTGCCACCATTACGAACCTGCGTGCCGACAGAAAGCATTTGACCCCGCACTTGATCTTGTTAATATACGACTTCACCAACTACTCAATCGAAGAAATCAGAGAGCTTGCAAAGGAGAAAGAATGAAAAAGAAAACGCCAAAGAGCAAACGGTTCACACGCCCCGTATCGAAGCTGCGTATCGAGCGCATCAAAGAAGTGTTGTCCGAAACCGCGCTCATGACCAAAGAGCTTGCCGCCGCTACGTTCATGTGTGAGGTACAGGCACGCGCATATATCAAGCACCTGCACGAGAAGCGGCGCATCTACATCAAGATGTGGAAGCGGGATGTTGACGATGCGCACAAACGCTTTCGTCCGTTCTACGCATGGGGCAAGGAGGTTGACGCTGAGAAGCCCGCACGCCTGCCTGAAAGAGAGCGTAACCGGTTGCGGCGCATGAACCCGAAGAACCGTGAGAAAGAGAACGCGCAGCAGCGTGCGAAACGCGAGCGCCTGCGTAAAGAGCGAGAGCAAGCTAACGACAACACGATGCAGGTGGCCGCATGACCCCGGAAGGACTTGTTAAGAAGAAGGTGAAGAAGCTGCTGGACACGCTTGACGTCTACTACTTTATGCCGGTAAGCAACGGTATGGGTGTGATGGGCATATTTGACATTGTGTGCTGCGTTAATTCGATATTTGTAGGGATCGAGTGCAAAGCGGACGGTAAGAAGAAGCCTACTCTTTTGCAAACGAGAAATGCCGGTAGAGCTTTCCGCGCCGGCGCTGTTGTCTTTCTAGCACACATTGACAACCTAACGGATTTGGAAGACACTCTGCGCAAGATAAAGGAGGAAACACATGGAACTTCAGGGTGCTCGTTTTGGCCGCTTGACGGTCGTACGCAGAATTGAAGGCACGAAACGTGTTGCGTGGGCGTGCGTATGTGACTGCGGCAACAAAGTGGTGAAAGCACAAGTTGACCTGCGCAGCGGAGACACTAAGTCTTGCGGGTGTATGCGCCGTGAACAACGCGCAATGAAAAACAAAACGCATGGGGCAACAAACACGACGGCGTATCGAAAATGGAAAGGGATGTGGGCAAGAGTGCGCAACACGCACAGAGAAAGAAACACATGCTATACACAAGTTAGCGTCGCTAAACGGTGGGAGAAATTCGAAAATTTTTACGCGGACATGGGGGATCCGCCGGAAGGCTACTCGCTCGATCGCGTAGATAGCCGTAAAGGGTACGCAAAAGCAAACTGTAGATGGGTTCCACTAGAGGAACAAGCACGCAACACCCGCCGAACACGAAAGTACAAAGGTATTTGCATGTCGCAGGCCGCTAGAAATGCGGGCTTACCGCCATCCGTTGTGTTCGACAGACTAAACAAGCTTGGTTGGTCGGTTGCACGGGCTTTGGGTACACCAAAAAGAAAGGACATCCGATGTCTGAAGCAGACGAGCTAGAGCAGCGCATCAAGGCGATGGACGAAGAAGACCGTGAGCACTTCAAGACACTGGTTGTAAACCTGTCGAAGTGCTACACGGAAGATGGCCCTCGTGCTGTCGTGACGATAAGCTATCCGAACGGCATGGACGAAACCTTCACAATGAACTGCGACGAAGAAGACGCGTACATAGTAGCGCAGAGCACCACCGCGTTCCTTGAGTTTTCGATCACCAAGGACGCACCACCAAAGGAGAGGATGAACTGATGTGGGATCAGATCGTAAGCAACTTCATTGCTGCGCCAAAGATACACGCAAAGCCTGCACCGGCAACGCACAAGGTATGCCGCGATTGTGGGCAAGAGAAACCAAACAGCGAGTTCTACGAGCGTAGCACTGGCGCTAAGCACACCAGCAGGTGCAAGCCCTGCTACATGTTGCACAACAAAAAATACAAGGAGAATAAACGTGGCAAAGGGTGTGGTACACTATGACTTCCTAGTACATTGGGGAGTCCTATGGAAAAGCCGATGGGTGAAGTCCGTTTAGTAGACGGAAAGAGAATCGCCACGCCAGAGTACCGGTCGTGGCAAATGATGAAGAACCGGTGCAATAACCCGAAAGCAAGAGACTACGCGTATTACGGTGGTAAAGGCATTCGCGTGTGCAAGCGTTGGGAAAGTTCTTTTGCGGCCTTCCTTGAAGACATGGGAAGAAGGCCAACGGACAAGCATACGCTAGACCGCATCAACACGGCCAAGAACTATACGCCGTCTAACTGCCGTTGGGCTACGCGCGAAACGCAGGCACGAAATAGACCGTACGCAAAAACCAAAAGCTGGTTATTAGCCGAACGTCTCGGCGTAAAACGTGCAACCGCTGCACACATGATTCAACAAGTGCGGGCAAAAGACAGAGGCAATACACGATGGTTCGAACTGTCTGCTGAACGTGAAGAACTGGTACGCAACTTTCTGAAAGAAACACATGAGTAAACCTTACGACAGAATAATCGTCATTGATGCAGAAACGGCGTGGGGGCGAGGCGTAAAGCTTGGCTTCTCGTGTCAGACGAACGAAGAGTATGTGCGCGACCCGCGCTTCAAGGCATGGGGCTTGTGTTGGAAAGAGTTCGGCGCTCCCGGCAAGGCCATATGGGTACGCGGCAAAGACCTGAACGACTGGGTGCAGACGATTGACTGGAGCCGTACAGCCGTCATCGCGCAGAACGCGCAGTTCGACGTGTGCATACTAGCGTGGCACTACGACGCGCACCCGGCGTTCATCTTCGACACGCTCTCTATGGGGCGTGCGCTGCGAGGCGTTGAAGTAGGCAACAGTCTGAAGAAGCTGGCGCAAGACTTCGAGCTTCCTGACAAGGGGCAGGGGCTGGCATCGTCCGAGAACTACCTTGACGAACTGCCGTTCCATATCGAGCAAGAGCTGGCCGACTACTGCCGACACGATGTGTTCTTGTGCGAGGAGATATTCAAGCGCTTGAACGGCATGGTGCCGCTGCCGGACGGCACGAGCTACCCGCCGTATCCGCTGAGCGAGCTGCGTCTGATCGACATGACGCTGAAGATGTATACCCAACCAAAGCTGGTGCTGGATCGTGAGATGCTGGCCGAAGGAATCAACGAAGAAAGGGAAATCCGTGAAGGCTTACTTGCAAGACTTGGTGTTACAGATGCGATGCTATCTAGCAACCCTCAGTTTGCGGCTCTTCTGGAATCCTTGGGCTGTGCAGCTCCGCTCAAGACAAGTAAAACGACTGGTGAACAGACGTTTGCCCTCGCAAAGAACGACGCGCTATTCCAAGCCCTCCTCAACGGAGAAAACGAAGATGTCGCACTACTCTGCGAAGCGCGACTGAAAGTCAAGTCAACGTCCGAGCGTACGCGTGCGCAGCGCTTCCTCGACATCGCACATCGGGGCACGCTACCTGTGCCCCTGTCGTATTACGGCGCGGCGACGGGCCGCTATGCTGCCGCCAAGGGTTCGGCCATCAACATGCAGAACTTAAAGCGTGGGTCGTTTTTGCGTAAGGCGATCATGGCTCCGGACGGGTACGTGCTGGTGGTTGGCGACTTGTCGCAGATTGAGCCGCGTGTGCTGGCGTGGATGTCGGACTACGAAGACCTGCTGAACATCTTCCGGTCGGGGCAGGATGCCTACGCGCAGTTCGGCTCGCAGATGTTCAACATTCCCGGCATGACCAAGGACAGCCACCCGGATCTACGGCAGTCGGCTAAGTCGGCGCTGCTGGGCTGCTTCGGTGCGGACACCCCGGTGTTGACACAGCGCGGTTGGGTACCTATAGTACAGGTTCAGGCTACGGATATGGTATGGGATGGTGAAGCATGGGTAAAGCATCAGGGGCTAGTGCCACAGGGCGAGAAAGAAGTTCTTACGCAATACGGGATAAGCGCGACTTCGGATCACGAAATCCTGACGGAACGTGGGTGGGTGGCATGGAGCGCGGCCCTAGCAAACCCTTCCCTTTTGAAGTCGGGGCTGTCATTGGCGAACTTACCTGTATCGGGTGGGAACGACGACCGCATGGCCCCGAATGGAAAGGCAGGTTTGCTTACCAACCACAAATGCGCTGTTCATGTGGGTGGGTGGGTTTCGTCGAGCGTGCCAATCTGCGGGCAGGAAGAACTACACGCTGCAACGGTTGCGCAAAAAAGAAAGCAACGCAAACACGCATGGTTGCTGCAGGGTACGCGGCTATTTGCCCAAATCGCGAGCACCGTGACCGATTGCTTGACCGTATTAGCGCAATCATTGTCCGCTGCACTAACCCGGACAGTGCTACGTATCCCGATTATGGGGGCCGGGGAATTGCTGTGCACCCGGCATGGGTCGCAGATCGCGCTGAATTCTTGCGGTATCTCGTTGCACTACCGGGATCTGATGCGCCGGAACTGCAGCTTGATCGCATCGACAACAACGGTGGGTATGTTCCCGGCAACCTTCGCTTCGTCACGCGCAGTGAGAATGGGAAAAACAAACGCCCATATAGCGCACGAGCAATCGAACAGCTTAACCGACGCATTGCAACCCTTGAAGCAGAGAATGCAGACTTACGATCTCGCTTATGCAGGGCCGAGAAACCGCTACACAATTCTGACCAGTGAAGGCCCGTTGATCGTACACAACTGCGGTTATGGGTTGGGCTGGGCGAGCTTCGCCGCGCAGCTGCTGGTCGGTTTCCTCGGCGCTCCTCCGGTGCGCTATGACATGGCGTTCGCCAAGAAGCTCGGAGTGACTCGGCAATATGTCGAGAAATTCCTTGACTGGGACGAGAACGTGAAGAAGCTGGAAGCCATCCCGCACACCTGCACGACCAAGGAACTGCTGATTCATTGCGTTGCAGCAAAGAAGATCATTGACATCTACCGGGAGACAGCGCACCCGGTCACGACGTTCTGGGAGATGTGCGGCACGCTGCTGGAGACAGCGCTTTACGGCGGCGAGGAGTTCAGGTATAAATGTCTTGTGTTCCGCAAGGAAGAGATTGTGCTTCCGAACGGCATGAGCTTGCGCTACCCGAACCTTCGCCGCACAAAAGATGATCGCGGCAGGTACCAGTACGTCTACGGCAAAGACGACACGAAGCTATACCCCGGAAAGATCACAAACAACGTGATTCAAGGGGCAAGTCGCATCGTCATGACGGACGGCATGCTGCGTACGTTCAAGCGCTACCCTGTTGTCGGGTCGGTGCATGACGAACAAATCGTGATGGTGCCGGAAGAACAAGCGGAAGAAGGGCGTAAGTGGATCCTCGAACAGATGATCGTCGAACCGAAGTACATGCCCGGCATTCCGCTGGCAGTTGAAGGCGGTGTACACAAGCGCTACGGCTTGGCTAAAAAGTAAAGGAGAAGCATGAACCACAGAACACGACGAAGGTTGGAGCTACCGCGAAGCATTCGCGTCGGCAAGAAGCGGTACTCCATCGACATAGTAGAGACGATGATCCAACGCGGCGACATGGCGCGTGTGCATTACGACCGACGCAAGATCGAGATAGGGCAGCGCAGCAACAAGACCGGACGCAAGTTCACTGAGGATCAGATGGGCGACTCGTTCTGGCACGAGCTGACGCATGCAATCCTGTTCGACATGGGGCGGCACAGGCTCAACGAAGACGAAGCGTTTGTCACCGAGTTTGCCAGCCGCCTGTACAACGCTGTTAAGTCTGCGAGGTTTGAATGAGTAAAGTAGTGTGGAGTCACACAGCCCTCAAGGATTACGAGGGCTGTGCCCGTAGGTACTACGAAGTGCGGGTGCTGAAGAAGTTTCCGTTTCAAGAGACAGAGCAGACCAAGTACGGCAACGAGCTACACAAAGCGGCTGAAGAATACATCCGTGATGGCAAGCAGTTGCCCGAACAGTTTGCGTTTGTCAAAGACACGCTCGATGCGCTTAACGCACGACCGGGGCGCAAGCTCTGCGAGTACAAGATGGCGCTAACCTCTGACCTGAGACCGTGTGATTGGCGGGCGAAAGACACATGGGTTCGAGGCATTGCCGACTTGCTTATCGTTGACGATGACAATCTGACGGCGTGGGTGGTGGACTACAAAACCGGCAACAACAAGTATCCGGATCGCGAGCAGCTGAAGCTCATGGCCCTGATGGTCTTTGCTCACTTCCCGCACATCCGCAAAGTAAACGCAGCATTGCTGTTCGTGGTCAAGAACGACATGGTTAAGGCTTCCTATACCGTTGAAGACTCTGACCCCGCATGGTGGGATTACCGGGAGCGCATTGCCCGCATCGAACAAGCGCATGCAACAGGAGTATGGAACCCGCGACCGTCACCGCTGTGCCCTTGGTGTCCGGTCACTTCTTGTGAAAATCATCCGAGGCATTGAGGAAAACATGGCAACCAAACGTGACTACAAAAAAGAGTATGCCGAGTACCACGGCAAACCCGAGCAGATCAAGAACCGCGCTGAACGTGTGAAGGCGCGGCGCATCATGGAGAAGGAAGGCGCAGTGAGTAAAGGCGACGGCAAGGATGTCGATCACAAGCTGGCGCTCAAAGACGGCGGCACTTCTGCACGCAGTAATCTGCGCGTGCGTAGCGTTAAATCAAACCGTGGAGATAAGAAATAAATACCGGGGAAGCAAATGCAAATCATCGACGACAAAGCGCTGCTGTTCAGGACGCGCAGCCCGGATAAATACCGTGTTATTCCCAAGCACAAGATCGTAAAGGAGTACCCAGATGGAGCGGCAGAGGTTGCGGTTTATTGGGGGCTTGACGAAGCGCGGGTTCTCAAGAACCTTGGCGTTAAAAACGTCCCTTCTCCGATTGTTAGACGATACGCTTGGCCCGGCAAGTTCAAACCGATGGCGCATCAAATTGAGACTGCTTCGTTCCTTACGCTCCACAAGAAAGCGTTTGTCTTTTCAGAACCCGGCACCGGCAAAACCCTCTCGGCGCTTTGGGCGGCGGATTACCTGATGCAGCGCGGCGACGTACGCCGTTGCCTTATCTTGTGCCCGCTGTCGATCATGCACAGCGCGTGGATGAACGACCTGAACAGCTCCATCATTCATCGTTCCGCTATCGTGGCGCACCATGCGCAGGCTAGTCGCCGCATCGAGATGGTTCAGCAGGACTACGAGTTTGTCATCGCCAACTACGACGGGTTGAACCTGATCGCAGACGAGGTGAAGAACGACGGTCGGTTTGATCTCATCATCGTTGATGAAGCCAATGCGTACAAGACGGTCACGACCAAGCGCTGGAAGGCACTGAAGTCAATCATTGGCCCGAAGACGCATCTGTGGATGATGACGGGAACGCCGGCATCGCAGTCGCCTGTTGATGCGTACGGTCTTGCCAAGCTCGTGAACCCGACGGGCGTGCCGAACTTCTTCACCGCATGGCGCGACAAGGTGATGTACAAGGCCACGCAGTTCAAGTGGCAGTCCAAGCCCAACGCAGTACAGGTTGTGCACGAAGCGCTGCAACCGGCCATTCGCTTCACCAAAGACCAGTGCCTCGACTTGCCGCCAGTCATCACGATGACGCGAGAGGTTCCGCTGACACCACAGCAGGCCAAGTACTACAACCTGCTGAAAGAGAAGATGCTGGTGCAGGCAGCAGGCGAGACGATCTCCGCAGTCAATGCGGCAGCAAGCGTGTCGAAGCTGTTGCAGATTTCCGCAGGCGCTGCGTACACAGACGATGGTGAAGTGATCGAGTTCGACGCATCCCCGCGCCTGTCTGTCTTGAGCGAAGTGCTGGAAGAAACCGAACGCAAGGTTATTGTGTTCGCGCTGTTCCGCAACACCATCGACACGATCCAGACGTACCTGACCAAGCACGGCATAGCCAACGAAGCGATTCACGGCGATGTTACTGCCACGAAACGGGCGGACATCATTCAGCGCTTCCAGACCACGCCAAACCCGCGTGTGCTGGTTATGCAGCCTGCGGCCACCGCCCACGGCATTACGCTGACAGCTGCTGACACGGTGGTGTTCTACGGCCCGTTGATGTCTGTTGAGCAATATATCCAGTGCATCGCTCGCGCTGACCGTAAGGGGCAGAATTCCGACAAGGTGACGGTCGTGCACATTCAGGGAAGCCCTGTGGAAAAGCGCATGTTCAAGGCGCTGGAAGGCAAGGTATCTGATAACGGTTTGCTAACAGACCTGTTCAAAACCGAAATTAAATCGTGAAAGGGCGCATATGTCGCGCAAACTAACACCCTTACCGCCTGCCGAGCGTATTCGCGAGCTGCTGCACTACGACGCTTCAACGGGGTGCTTCACTTGGCGTGTATCGCGAGGAACACGTCGTGCCGGAACTGTCGCAGGCTGGAGACATAGCACTGGCTACTGGTACATACGCATCGACGGCGCAGACTACAAGTTGCATCGTATTGCGTGGGTATATGTGTACGGTGAAGCCCCCGCAGGGTTTTTAGACCACATAGACCGTAACCCAAGTAACAATCGTATTAACAACTTGCGCGAAGCTACACACGGTGAAAACCAGCAAAACAAGAAAGCATACGCAAACAGCCTCACCGGGGTTAAGGGCGTTGGATGGAACAAGCGTATGAAAAAGTGGCGTGCTCGCATACAGCACGAGGGGCGCATAGTGCTGCTCGGTTGCTTTTCTAGCATGCAGGAGGCGATTGACGCAAGAAAAGCAGCGGAAACTGCGCTGCATACGCACGCAGTAAAAATTTGAGAAAGGGGGTTGCAAACGTCAAAAAACAGCAGTAATCTGTCAAACCCTAGACAAAAACCAATAGGAGAAGCAAGTGTCCGATAGCGTAGAAGTACCTATCCCGCTGGACAAGCTCGCCAAGGTCTATCGCAAGATCAAGATGCAGATCGACACGCTGACGCAGGAGTACGACACGAAAGTGGAGACGCTCAAGGCGCAGCAGGAAGAGATCAAGTTTGCGATGAAGGATCTCATGCGAGCTATGGGCAGCACATCCGTACGTACCGAGTCCGGTACGGTCACGCTGATGACCAAGACCCGCTACGAAACGCAAGACTGGGACTCGTTCAAGAAGTTCATCATCGAGCACGAAGTCGTGGACTTGCTGGAGAAGCGTATCGCCCAAGGCAACATGGGAAAGTTTCTTGAAGAAAATCCGGGGCTTGTCCCGCCCGGTATGAACTCCCGTACCGAGTTCGAAATCCGCGTCACCAAACCCACCAAGTGAGAACTGTATGAACTTTGGAGAAGCCATTGCCGCTCTTAAAGACGGCAAAAAAGTTGCCCGAACCGGATGGAACGGTAAGGGCATGTGGTTGATTCTTGTGCCCGGCACACCGATGGTAAGTACTACGGAAGGCAGCGCCTATTTCAAGGCGGGTGTGCTGGCAACTGAAATTCTGCCGCACATTGACATGTGGACAGTAAACGCCGAAGGTCGCCGCGCCATGCTTCCCGGATGGCTTGCCAGCCAAACGGATATGCTGGCAGAAGACTGGAACATCGTTATTTAACAAAGGAAAACACAACATGAGCAACGTAGCCGTATTCAACCCCTCCGCTAACGTCCCGGCATTCGCACGCAACAACGCCCTGTCGGATACCGCAAAAGCCCTTACCGGCGGCGGCAGCAACAGCAAGCGCATTTCGATCAAGGGTGGTGTGTTCCGCCTCATCGCCAACGGCGAGCAGGTGGGCGCTATTGATGACCGCCATCTGGATGTCATCATCGTCAAGGCAGCGCCGAAAGTCGCCCGTACGTTCTACATGGCGAAGTACGATGCCGATGCTACCCCGACTGCACCGGACTGCTGGTCGAACGACGGTGAGAAGCCGGACGCATCCATCGAGAACCCGCAAGCCAGCGCTTGCATGAGCTGCCCGCAGAACGTCGCAGGTTCCGGCCAGAAAAACAGCCGTGCATGCCGCTACCAGCAGCGCCTCGCTGTGGTGCTGGCGAACAACCCGGACGGTGACGTGATGCAGCTGACGCTGCCTGCTACGTCGATCTTCGGCAAGGAAGAAGGCGACAAGCGCCCGCTGCAAGCGTTTGCACGCTATCTGGCCGCGCAGACCCCGCCGATCAACCCGGAGCAGATCGTCACCCGCATGCGCTTCGATACCGCAGCAGAAGCCCCCAAGCTGTTCTTCCAGCCGATGCGCTGGCTGACCGATGACGAGTACGAGATTGTGCTGCGTCAAGCTGAAACGACGGATGCAAAGAAGGCCATCGTCATGACTCCGGCGCAGGTTGATGGCGCTAAGCCCGCCGCTGCACCTGCCCTTACAGGTTCGGCACCGAAAGCCGCGAAGCAGACTGTCGCTGAAGCATTCGACGAAGACGAAGCTGCTGCCGTCGCTGAGACGAAAAAGAAAGCCACCAAGAAGGCCAAAGCTGAAGTCGTTGAAGATGACGGCGAGCCGGAAGTTCGCAAAGAGTCTGTGAAGACCAACGCGGTTCCGGAGAAGAAGTCGGCACTGGCCGACATCGTTGCTGACTGGGACGATGAAGAGTAAGTGAGTCACGGGGGAAAGGCACACGGGTAATTTTATTAACTGTGGGTAAGGATAACCAGCTGAGTACCCCACCTTTAACGGAGAAGCAATGAAGCACTTCGTAATGCTCCTGCTGTTCTCGCTGTCGTTTTACTTCGTGTGGTCGTATGCAGCGAAGCGCGATAAGCGTACGTTCAAGCGGTTCACCAAGCGCCACGTAGCAGGAGTCGGCATCATTCTGGCGCTCATCACTGGCGCGTTGTTTGTCATGTTCTACAACCGCGCAATCAATATTCTTTAAACAGGAGAAGCAAATGCAGAAAAGCACTTGGGCAGTATTGGCAATGGTGACTTCGCTCACCGCCTGTACGCAGATCGACACCGGCAACATCGGTGTGGAATCCACCCTCGGTCAAGTGAAGACCGAAACCATGCCTCCGGGCGTGTACTTCACGATGTTCAAGCGCGTCACCGAAGTAAGCGCCAAAGAACTCGGCCTGTCGCTGCAAGACATGAAGCCGCAGACAAAAGACAAGATCACGCTTGCCGATCTCGACATCGACATCTTCTACCAGATCGACCCGAACAAAGCCGCAGCCATCATCACGCGTTGGCCGGGAGACTTAACCGAGTACGCGCACGAAGAAGGCGTGCGCGTCGGCAACAACTACGTCATCCGTCAGGCACGCGAAACCATCTACAACGTCATCAGCGAGTACGGCTCCGACACGGTGCATATGGAGCGCACAGCCATCGCCGCGAAGATCGTAGACCTGTTGCAGAAAGACCTCGACGCGTCCGTGGGAAAAGGCTGGTTCTTCGTCCGATCTGCTAATGTACGCAACCTTGTGACCGACCCGGCGCTGGAGCGTGCGATCAAGGAGGCGGCAAACCGCAACTTCCAGATTGCTGCAAAGCAAAAAGAAGTCGAGTTGGCGAAGGCTGAAGCAGAGCGCAAGCGTGTCGAAGCGCAGGGCGATGCCGATGCTATTCGCATCAAGGCGCAGGCAATCGCAGCGCAGGGCGGCAAGGAGTATGTTGAGCTGAAGGCCATCGAGAAGTGGGACGGCAAGCTGCCCGTCACGAGCGCTGGCGGTGCAGTTCCGTTTATCAACTTGAAATAACGCGGGTGTAGCTCAGCAGGTAGAGCGTCTGCCTTCCAAGCAGAATGTCGTCGGTTCGAAACCGATCACCCGCTCCAAATAGCCCAGCCGGAGGTGGCGCACATAACACCGGCAGCGGGGGCTGGCATCCTTTCAGGCTTTGCTCCGTAGGCCAGTGACCCCGCACCCCTAACCACACACGATCATGGCCTACTCACAAAAAATCATTGATGCCGTCTCAGCCGCGCCAAAGACCCCCGGCGTAGTGCTCGGACGATGGGCGATCTATCTGGACTTTCCAGTGACCAAGATCGCAAAAGCCCTCGGGGTCACACGACAGACCGTATATAATTGGATGACCGGGCAGACCGAAGTGTTTGTCGGCTACCAAGAGCGTGTAGAGCTGCTGACGAAGATCATGTCCAAATCGAAAACCGCTGACGAAGCATGGAGAGAAATATGTCATTTGTACAATCTGGAAGCCTGACAACGAAAGAGCTGATCCAGCATGCGGATCTCGCGCTGCTTCAAGGAAAGTCGCTGCCCATCGAGTGGCAGAAAGAACTCGTGCGTCGCCTTGACCGCGAAGTAAATGAACACGGCTACGCGCCATACAGAGATCCGCGCCAACTCCCCTTGTTCTAAAGGACTGCTATGACCCCGCTCGACTTTATGGCGGCGGTTCTACCACCCGAAGGGAACGGGTATTACTGCGTGGTGGAACTGACAACAAAGAAAAAAGAACACCAGTTTAAGGAGAAGCTGCAAGACGCGGACGCGGTTATCGAGCGGTACAAGCTATCGGGCTACGACACATACTTCTCACTTGCCACCATGCAGGTGAGCGGTAAGCGCACGGCGGCGAACGCACATATGATTAAGTGCATCGCCGTTGACGTTGACTGCAACCACACGAAGGACATCCCCAACGCTGATGGCGTAATCAAGACGAAGGCATACCCGTCACCGAAAGACGGGTTCGCGGCAATTGAGCGCTTCTCTGAGGAAGTCGGACTGTCCGGGTTGGGCAGGCCGTGGTACGTCCATTCAGGCGGCGGTGTGCACGCATACTGGGTGTTGAAGGAGGCCATTCCGGTTTCCGAGTGGAAGCCTGTGGCCGAACAGTTCAAGCGCCTGTGTTTCGTCAAAGGGCTGCAGATCGACCCGAACGTGACGGGCGACGCTGCCCGTGTGCTGCGCATTCCGGGCACGATCAACAACGGCGTGAAGGACGGCAAAAAGGTTCGCGGCACGACCAACGTGCGTTTCATGAACGAAGGCGACCTGTTCGACTTCGAGGACATAAAAGCTATCGTCAATCGGGAACTGGTAGGCACAGCCTATGAGTCCAAACCTTTGCCGCCAGCCAATGTCATCGAGTTACCGGGAAGCCGTCCGACCACAACCGCGCTGGCTACCACGGCCACGGCGGTCAAGCTGTTCGAGAACACCGAAACGTCGTACAAGAAAATCTTCAAACGCACGAAGGAAGGAACTGGCTGCGGCCAGCTGGAGCACTACGTCGAGCACGCGCAGGATGATGGCATGGAACCGCTTTGGCGGGCACACATGTCCATCGCTCAGAAGTGCAAGGATGGCGACAAGGCGGTGCTGTGGCTGACGCAGCTGCACCCGTACAGCGAAGACCGGATGCGCACCAAGCTGCGCGAGATCAAGGGGCCATACCCCTGCACCAAGTTCGATGCGGAGAACCCCGGCGTTTGCCCATCGTGCAAGCACTGGGGCAAGATCACCAACCCGCTCGCGCTTGGCCGTGAGTATGCGGTTGAAGTTGCCGAGAAGACAATCGAGGTAACGGTCGAAGACAAGGCGCGGGAGATCCTGCGCCCGGAACCGCCTCGCGGGTATGCCTACGGCAAGCAAGGCGGCGTTTTCCAAGAGCGAGACGATGAGGATGCAGACGGCAACAAGATCAAGCGCCAGATACTACTTCTGCCGTACGACCTGTTCCCGGTCGACATCTTGAACGTACACGGCGAGCACCTGATCCACCTGACGGCGATCCGTAACGGCCAAGCCATGCAGATTACTCTGCCGCAGAAGTCCATTGTCAGCAAAGAGGAAACGACCAAGCACCTTGCCAACCAGAACATCGTCGCGGCGTTCGGCTCGGGCAATGACAAGAATCTGTTCGACTACGTACGCGCCTGCGTCGAGAAGATCAGTACCGAGAAAATTCCGGTCAAGGTTCCCGATGCGTGTGGCTGGCAGGCCGACGATACGTTCGTGTTCGCCGGGAAGATTTACACCCCGGATGGCGAGTTCGACGTGCCGATGCCGGGGCTGGAGAACATCGTTGCCCACACTAAGCCGACAGGTACGCTGGCCGCGTGGCGGGAATTCATCAACCTGTTAATTAAAAAGAAACACTACAAGCACGTTGCGGTGATGCTCCTCGGTGCTGGCGCTCCGCTCATGCGCTTCACAGGAATCAACGGCCTAACGGCGCACTGCGGCTCGACATACTCCGGCACTGGTAAGACGCTGGCGCTGGAAGCTGCGGCTTCTGTGTGGGGGCATCCGGTGCACTACCGCACCAGTAAAGGCACCTCGGCTGTCGCCATGCAGCAGCGCCTCGGCCTACTGCGAAGCCTGCCGCTCATCACCGACGAGATCACGGCCAAGAACCGCAAGGACTTCGAGTGGTTTTCGGCGTACGTGCTGGACATGACGGAAGGCAAGGGCAAGGAACGGATGGAGTCCGGCACCAACAAGGAACGTCTGAACCTGTCAACGTGGGCAGGCATGTCGATCATGTCGTCCAATACGCACGTCGTAGACCACTTCACCGGAGCGCAGAAGCACGCTGCGGAAGGCGAACTGCGTCGTGTACTGGAGTTCATCATGAACGACGTGCTGAACTGGGAGCCGCACGAGATCGAGATCGTCAAGTCGCTGCATCAGAATTTCGCAGTAGCCGGGCACGAGCTGGTGCAGTTTATGGTGCGCAACGTGCAGATGCTGGCTCGCATGATTCCGGAGATCGTTCAGCGCATGTATAAGGAGATGCGCGCCACAAACGATGAGCGCTTCTGGATGGCGGGTATTGCTTGCGGCGTAGCTGCGGGCATCCTCATGTCGGACAACCACACCGGTATCGTCAACATCCCCATGCAGCCGATCATCGACACGTACAAGGAAGCCGTCGAGTACATGCGCAGCAGCATCCGTCAGAACTCGCGCACCGCAGAGGACGTGCTGAACGCCTTCACGCAGGAGTACTACGGCAACTTCATCGTCATTAAGCAGAACGCGCTGGATGGCGTGCTGGCGGAACTCGGCCACGGCGGCGTGATCGACGCGTCAACAACGCGCTCAAGTATCATGGGGCGTATTGAACACGGAGTGGCACCGGGATTCATCGACTACTACATCGAGGAGCGTATGCTGAAGATGTTCTGCTCAACCGTCAGTTTTGGTTACGCAGACTTCAAGAAGCAGCTGGAGGCGCAGTTCGCCGTAACACACATGGCGAAGAAGGACATGACGGCCAAAACCAAAGGCCCACAGATGCGCGTATCCGTACTCAAGATCAGCCGTAGAATGGATGAAGAAGACTTACCAGCCCCGATTCCCTTGGTCGCAAGTTAAACCCGGCCAAGGGTTTTTTATTCCTTGCTTGGACACGGAGGCCGTCAAGATCGACGGCCTCCGGGATGCTTTACGTCACCGCATTTTCAACGCCAAAGCCGAAGCCGTCATCAAGGACGGCAAGATCGGCGTCTGGTTTACTCGGTAGCCTGTAGGAAGCGCTCCGCGTAGCGGGTGCTGAGCTGGTCGAGGCGGTCAAGCCGCTCATCCTTTTGCTCTTGTGTCATGGTTGCCGAGTCCAAAACACGGCGGCGCAGTGCAGCCCACTCACCAAGCTGCTGTTGAACACGACCGGACATAGACGCTTTCGAGATCAGGTGCCGGTTCTCTTCCAAGAACTGCTTGGCTTCCTCACGCCGACCTTCCTGCATCAAATGCTTGTACGTACCCTTCGCCTGCTGGATCTCCAGCATGCGGTCATACGCCGCATCGCGCACACCCCTACCCTCAGACGCTTGGAACAGACCGCCAACAAGCGGCCACTGGTGCGGGTCTTTAGTCGGCTCCGCCTTGTCGCTTTCCATTAGCGGGTCGAGGAGCGACGCAAGCGCGATACCCAGTCCGCCAGTGTAGCCACGGATAAGGTAGTCAACCTTGATCGGGGACAGTCCGGCAACCCCCGTGATACCGCCGATCATCTTCGCCAGTTCGGTAGTCGTGTTGCGGTAGCGCTGCGTAGGCTCAAGCGTGTTCACCTCGCGCTGCGACTCGATGTCCCCACCGAAGAACGACTTGTTCATGTAGCTTTCAACAGCCGGTTTAATAGCCGCAGGGAGTGTCAACGGTACGGATTGCCATACCAGCTTGCCCATTCCTTCAGTGATGTCCTTGTTCCGGTTGTCCTCTACCGACGCGTTGATGACTGCTTCTGGCAGCGACTTAAAGATGTAGCCCAATTCAAACGGCACCGGGATCTTCACCGGATCCTTCACGCCCGGCAAGCGCACGAACCAATTAGCCAGCCGCTCTTCAGGCTTGGCGCGTTTGTACGCTTCATCGTCCTGCACCATGTAGGCGTAAGCAATCGTTCCTGCGGCCAGCATAGCACCGCGCAGTGCCAGCTTCTGCTGAATCTCAAGGCGTTGGCTGTACGGCATCTTGCCCCGGAAGGCTCGGTAGATAACGTCCAGACCTTGGATCTGCGAGTTGAAAAACGGGATCAGCGTGTTCAGCATCTGAACCGTAGGCGACAGCCCGCGCCGACCAAAGTTCATCGACTCAAGCGTACGCAGCAGCGCCTGCTGCTCACTCATACCCTTGGCAATCGAATCCTTGTAGACCACAGCCCGCGTAGCCGCATCGCCCTGCAGGGCAAACGCATCGAACCGCGCCATCCACTTACCCCACCCGGTCTTGCCAACACCCACATCGCGGATGAATTTGTCGAGGTCTTCCCTGCCACCCGTGTACACGTTGCTGGTAATAGCGCCAGCCTCCATGAGAGTGCGTTCAACTTCGCTGCGCCCAGCCACCATACTAGACATTTCGCGCAGGGCGTTCAGCACCGGCACTCCGTCAACACCGGTAGTCATCCACGCAGTCATCGGGTCACGAATGATCTGACGCACAGCGTACGTAGGCGAACGAGTGACGAACTTGCGCACCCAGTCTGCAGGCTTGCCCATCAACTTAACAATGAATGGCATCGTAGTCTTGATGCCCTCCATGCCCTTGACGATCAGATCCGCCGGAATACCAAACTTGTCCGAGTCAATGATTGCGTAGTGCGGCACGCCTTTGATCTTGAAGCGAACAGTGTTGTAACCTGCTGGCCCAGCGCCTTCGTTCATGGCCGACGCAATACCCATTTTGCGAAGCAAGAAGCTCGTGTCGCGCACCGTGTTGTTCCGCAGCGCCATATTGGTCAGCAGGAAGGCGTTCTGAATCGCGCTGACAGACAGCGGCAGAATCTTGCTGTTGTCACCAACCAGCTCTTGCAGGTGCGGTTCTTCCTTGATGTTGCCAATCGTCAGCCGCTTTTCCTGATCGGAGAACAGCTCGATGTTGCCGTTGGTGTTTACGCGGTAGTACGGCACGTAGTCCATGCCCTTGAACTCAGCAACTTCTTCAGGCTTCAGCGCTCCGCATTGCTCAGCGAAGTCCAGCAAGCCGTTGTTGAACGCCCGGTACTCTTTCATCGCCGCTTCAAATGCGCCCTTGATCTTCTGGCTACTGTTAACCTGCGCCATGACCGCCGCATAGTCTTGCTTGGCCTTGGTCGAGTCACCCACCCACAGCTTGTCCCAACCAACCTTATCCGCACGCTTGCCAGCCATGTAGATAGTGAACATGTTGTCGAGATCCGTGCTGTTGGCGATGCCCGCTTTCTCAAGCTCTCCGTACACGCGCATCAGGTTCGCACCTTTCTCGCTCTTGTACAGGTACTCGTTGCCGCCCTCGACTTTCTTTTTGACGAGCTGCATGCGGCCATTGGTCAACGCTTGCTGAGCATACTGGCTGACGTTCTCACCGAAGCGCAGCAGGTACTCGCCATTGGTTGCTTCGAGGTCAGAAAGCACCTTTGCATCAACGCCTTTGGCAAACGCTTCCGAGATTGCGGCGTACTTGTCCACCCACTGCACGCGGCCTGCCAGCCCGGTAAAGTTTGCCTTCAGCTTGTCGATGACAGCAGGCTCGGTTGCAACGATGTTGTACTGCGTAGCCGGTTGCGTGAACGACTTAAAGCCGAACATGCCTTTGCCTTTTTCAACCACACCAACGCTTTTTGCCTGTTCGCGCACAGCATCTTCAACAGCGTCCATGCGCGTGCTCGACGGCACCATCAGCGCTTCAACAGCGGACAGCGATGCGTCCAGCATGTTGTCGACATTCTTAACGCCAAGCATCTTCAGGATGAAGCTCGTAAAGCTCTTGAACGCATCGCCAAGTGTCCATTTCTTGGCACGCAGCTGCTCCTGCAGGCGCTCGTTCGACAGCGCTTCGGCGGCAAACTCGGAGATGCTGCTCTTGGCGTTCTTGCTGGTAATGCTCGGGTCATTCTTGATGGCGTTATACAGCCGTTCAAGTTCGCGGTATGCAGCTTGCTGTTCTTTGCTCAGCTGTGCAAAGTTCTCTTTCGCCATTTGAATGACGCGCTCGACCGCTGCGTGCACGCCTTCGTGCAGCAGGGTTTCTTGCGTCAAACCTCGACGGCTGATGTCGATTTGCTTGCTCGTGGCCTGCCCCAACAGCTCGTACCCGTCGTCTGCGTACAGACGGTCGTGCACGGTAACGCGGGTTTTGTCGAGGTACACTTCGAGCGCAGCAGCCACAGCGCGGTTAACGTCGCTGTTTGCCTCATCTTCCATGATGGAGTTGAGCGCGGCACGAACATCGTCTTTCTCCAGCGCTTCTACCTGTGCAGCATCAAGGTCTTTGCTTTCGATCTCGGAACCACGCTGCTGCTTTGGCGTTTCTTTGTCGATCTTCGCCTTCGCTGCTTTCTGCATGGCTTGACCAAGCGCAGTAGCTGCCTCCGCCCCTTCAGCTTTTTTCTTCGTTTGCTTACGCGCCTGTGCGCGGGCGTAGTCTGCGGCTTCGCCTTTTTCTTCCGTGAGCCGTGCCTCAAAACCTGCCTGACGAGCAGCTGCGCGTGCTTGGCTTTCAGGCGTTCCGGTGCTCATGGTGCCGAGCTTGGCAACCTTGCGGGTTTCTTGCGTAGTGCGGCGCGAGCGCTTCACCGGCTCGCCAGCAGTAGCAGCAGATTTGCTAACGGCTTTTGTAGCCTTGACAAGCGTAGACCGGAACCACGGATTGGCGCGGCCAAGCTCTTTGGCAATAGCGTCTTTCTTATCGTTAAGTTCGCCAACTGCTTTGTAGTACGCCTCTTGTTTAGCCGCCGTAACCTTAACCATCTTGGCTTCAGCAGCTTTGGCTTCGGCTGAAGTTTCGCCGTACTTTTTCTTGGCGGTATCCGCCACGTTCTTCAGATACGCCTTGTCTTTTTCGAGTTTAGCCTTCAAGCGCTCAATCTGAGTATCAAGCGGTTTTGTACGAACAGCATACTCGTCAGTAGGCTCGCCAAGCTCTTGCGCTACGCGCTCAGGATTGGCCTTGACGGTGCCTTTCTGCTCTTTCTCAAGGGCCTTTTGCTCCCGCGACTTTTCGCGCTTGCTCTTGCCCGCGATGTCCAGTGCTTGCTTTTCAGCGGCTGCGATTTCCGCCTTCGTTCCAACTGTTTCAACGGTGTGTAGACTGCGCAGCAGCTCGTCAATTTTGTCGCGAGCATTAGTCATTGCATTCTGCAATGGCAGGTAATCTGCAATCTTCGACTTCAATGTGCGTCGTTTGTTGCCGCGCTCTACCGCTGAATTTTTCGTATCGGCAACATACTTCTCAAGCGCTTTGATTTCAGGGTACAGCTCTTCCGCACGTTGCAAGACAGACTTCTTGGCGTTTCCTTGCGGCTTGATAATGCTGTTTTGCAGACGTTCGATCTCTTCCATCACGTTGTCGTAATGGTCGTCGAACACAACACGCTGGCTGACTTTGCGACCCTTTACCTTGCCCTCAAGTTCTTTAACGCCTTTCTCTGCCAGCGTCGGTTCGGTCTTGGTTTCTTTTCTTTCTTGAGTGGCATCGTAATCCAGCAGTCGGCGCACAGCGTCCATGTCGCCAGTAGCCGCAGCCGTGTACAGTTGGTTGCGTTTGCTAAACAGTGTGGGCGGCGGAACGGCACGTTGTACACCACCGCGCAAAGAGTCGATGTCCGCATACAGCTGGTTTAGCTGCGTGGACTTCTTGTTGTATTCTGTGGTGTACTGCTCTCGTACGGCTTTTGGTGACAATGCGTTAAGCTGTGCAGAAAGACGCGACACGTTTCCTTGCGCCGAACGTAGCGCGTCATCCATGTCTTTCTCTGGCTTTCTAGCAGATTCTTCTTGCAGCTCACGCAGATCGACACGCGCTTTGTTTAGTGCTTCAACAGCCGCTTTAATGTCTTCCGGGTTGGCAGGCTGAGAACCGCCAATAATGGTTCCATCGTCTTTACGCTTGACAGACATTGCGTCAAGCTCTTTCAAAAGCTTTTCGGCTTCAGCTTCTTTCTTTGTAATCTCTTCCGAATAGTCAGGAGGGGCTTCTTTCGGCTGCTGTGGGCCTTGCATGCCTTTTTCATGCCGCTTCTCAAAGTACTCAACGTCTCCGGATTTGTACGGCTGTCCTTTTTCGTCGTAGCTTTGCAGCGTAAGCATATTGCGCGGCTCAGGCCGCACAGCTTCAGCAGGGAACATCGAAACGGTTTCGTCTTTGGGCGTAGCCTTGACGTTTGCTAGGCGTTGCTTGTTTTCAAGATCCGCAATTGCAGCATTCAGCTCTTCACGCGCAGCAGCCAGCTTCGGCACAAGTGCCCGCGCAGATTCGTAATCACGTACTTCAGGATCGCGGTACTGCGTTATTTTATTTTCAAGCTCTGTAATTTTCTTTGTTAGCTTGCTGATTTCTTTGTTTGCCGCAACCGCCTGAGCATCGAACTCGCCGGTAAACCCGCCAAGCTCTTCGATCTTTTTTGCAAAGATGTCGGAGTCGGCCTTCAGCTGGTCGTGCTGTGCTTCGAGAGCGGCCACGGTGTCTTCGTCGCCCGCAGCGTGCGCTTCTCCGATCTGAGTAGCCAAGTCGTCCATCTTGGCGCGGTACTCGTCGTGCATCTCCATCAGCTTCAGTACCGGAACTTCCGGTGCAGTGGCTTTTGGTTCCGCAGTGACAGGCGCTACCGTAGGCGCAATGGGAGCCGCAGTGCGCAAAGTCGGTTCTTCAATGGTGGGTTCTGCCGTCGGTGCAACCAGAGCACCCGGCGCAGCAGGGGTGGTGATGTCGGCAGGCGCGGCGTTAGCCGCTGTTGCAAGCGAACCCGTCGTAGCAGTCGCAGCAGTCGCAGCAGTCGTAGCTGTATCGGTGGTTGCCGGCGGCACTAGCGGGGCTTTGGTTGCGCTTGTGCCTTCAAGCATAGCACCCGGAACGGAAAGCACACCGCCAAGAATTGCGCCGCCAAGGAAGTTGTCAAAGTACTCTTTACGGGCTTCAGGGCTGGCAATATCCAAACCTGCTTGCAGCCGTTCAAGCACCGCTTGGCCGGCTTCGGTAGCGCCTTCCACACCGGCTGTCTTCGCGGCAGGCAGAATGAACTTGCGGACAATCCCTGCAGCTTCCTTGTTGCCGATTTCAACTCCGGCAGCGCCAAAAATACGGCGAATACCCGGAATGTACTTGAAGCCGATGTAGTCCAGCGCTGCTTGCGGAACTGCTGCCGCCGCTGCCGCGCCAGTGTTTAGTTCAGAAACCGGCGTGCCTTCAGCAAGCTGCCGTGAAAGATCGCTGCCAAAAAACTGCGTGGCGGACGTGCCCAAACCGGCAACCAACGCTGCTAAGCGCCCGGCGGGGTGTAGTGTGGCCCCTGCCACAACCGGCGCACCCATGTACGCAGCCGAACGGCCAAGCATACCGGTAATGTAATCAAGCGGATGCTCAGTAAACTCGGGGATGGTTCCCAGCTCTTCGGCGTGTTTCCGGCGACGCTCGGCTTCCCGCCCCGCTTCTTCGTCCCGCAAAAGACCGGCTTTGCCTGCGTAGTAGTTGCCGATAAGCGACTCAATACCGGCTTTCAGGTTGGCAGTAAACCCTGTCTTTGGTTGCGGCTTTTCTTCAACCTCTGGAGGGGGCGCGGTAAGGCGCTGAATTTCAGAAGCGATGGCTCGTGCGTCTTCTTCGTTACCTGCTTCATGCGCCGCAAGAAACGCCCGTTCCAGTTGTCGAAGTGTTGTCATAGTCGTTACGGTTTACCGAGGTACGTTGGGAGTAGCTCCGCCACTTTGGGGTCGATCTGCAAGGGGCCAACACCGTTTGCGGCCAAAAACGCTGCGAAACTGTACTTGTACTTTGCCAACTCGTCCCCGTACGTTGCCTGATCTTTTAGCATGGTGTTCCACACAGTGGCAAGTTCGCGTCGAGACTTTTGGTTGCTAATGTCGCCCCATGCTTCATGATACGGCATGTTTGCAGATTTAGCGTAACGGCCAACTTCATCGGCAGGTTCTTTAAGGTGTGCTTCTTGCGCCTTGTAGTAGTTCTGCAGCGCTTGCTTGTAGAGCCGATCTTCTTCGCCTTTTTCGCGCTCTTTGCGTGCGGCCACAGTAGCAATACCGGAACGACCGATGTTGCTCAGCAGCTGCGAAATTCCGCTGCCATCCTGCCCTGCCGGAGAAGCCATCATCTGCAAGCCAAACGTCAGAAGATCCTCGTCATCAAACGAGCGCTTCTTGCCGGTGACTGCGGCTTCTTCTGCGGCAGGCTTTGCTGCTGCGGGGGCTTCAGGCGGGGTCGGACGGCCTGCTTCTGACGGCACGAAGTTTTCTTCCCACGGCTCGTACGCGCCAGTGCGCGGCACACCTTCTGCATTCGGCACATATGCCGGTTCTTCACGCTCTGCTGCAGCCGTAGCTTCGGCAGCACGCTCCGCGCCAAGAGAAGCAAGCCCTGCTCCGTTTGCAGCGTTTTGACGTGCGGCGTTGTCAAACATGATCGACTCACGCGCACCGGCTTCTGCCTGCTGACGACCGTACTGCTTCTCAGCACCTGTGTACGCTTCTCTGGCTTTACGCGTTTCACGCGCCAGATCGCCAAGCCGCACATCTCGGGCGGCTCCGGAAGCCTCGTCTGCTTGGCGGCGGAACTCGTCGCGAATCTTTTGCTTGAGCGCTGCGTTGCGAACCTGCTCGTTGTACGGCGAATACTCGCCCACAATCGTCGACGGCGGGGTTTCTTCCGGAGTAAAGAGGTCGAGCTGTTTGCCTGTCGGCTGCGGAGACATTTGCTGTTGCACCTGCTGCTCAGCGGCACGTTGACGTTCAAGCTCTGCTGCGCGAGCAATTTCCGCCTGCGTAGGCTTAGCCACGCCCGGAAGATCGCCCTGCGCCGGAGCATTTGCACGGTCTTGCGCTGCTTGCGCAGAAGACGCACGTTTTTCACGACGCGCCAGTTCTGCTTTTGTCATCAGAGGCTTGTCTTTGCCCGTAAGCGTGCGGTAAATGTCGCGCATGCCGGGGCCTGCCTGCGGCACAGGCATATACGGTGGCAGCTTCATGGCTTCCAGTGCCGGGCCGTACTGCTCAAGCGCAGCCTTGCCTGCTTCTGAGCGCGGTGCAAACGTAACGGCATTCAGTGCTTCAGCCGTAGGCATGTCTTTGCCTGTGGTCAAGCGGTGGTAGACAGCCGGGGCGGTTGCCGTCCACGGAGAAAGCGCCCCAGTACCGATGCTAAGCGCTGCTTCGGGAGTACCGCGAATAAGTTCTTCAAACTGCGCCATTGCGCTCGGAACCTGCCGGTACTGCTCGCCGCGACGAACCGCATTTGGGTCATCAATCTGGCGCAGCTGGAACATCGAATCGCCCTCTTCAGGGATGCGCTCGACTCGCGGTTCATTCAAGCGACCGTAAGCATCGCCGCCAATCAGCGCGGACATACCTCCGAACGGGCCGTATTTAGTAAAGCTTTCAGCAATCTGGCCTGCGCGGTTCTTGGCTTTACCGAGGAACGAGTCATCTTTCTTTGCGCCGCCTGTAGGTGCGGTTGCGGTCGACGGCGGCGTGACAACCTCTTCGCCTTTGTCAAGCGCTGCAGCGTCAGCTACACGCGATGAGCCTTTTGTCTTGGTGTCGCGTTGTGCCTGTGCGGGTGGTGCGGGTTCTTTTTGCTGCCCACGTTGTGCAGGAACGACTTCGCCGGCCGTAGCAGACGGAATACCTGCAACAGCAGCAGCGGTTTTAGCCAGTGCAGACTCGTACATCTTGGCTACGTCGCCTGTCGGCTTCCAATTTTTCATGGCGACCGCATGCACCGGGTCGCGCTTACCGAGCGGGCGAATGATGCCGTACTTTTTCAAGAAGGCTTCTGGCACTTCAGCAGAGATGTCCACCGCCTCTGTGTGAAACCATTTACGGCCCGGATACGCTGCAGGGTCTGCAGGAATAAAGACCCCCGACTTGCCTGCCGCCCAGTCCTTATGCAGCTGCTCCTGTTTTTTGCGAGTGCGAATGCCGCTGGTGATCGGCAGCTCTTTGCCGTACAGCCGCTTATATTCGCGCTTGGCAATATCAAGGCGGCGCTGCAGTTCCGGATCGAACTGCGGCATCTCATCGCCGTAGAGTTCAGGGCGCTCTTTTACCGTCTTGCCTTCAGCGTAGCCTGCAATCCCGCCGTCCGCCATGCCTTGGATGTTTTGCGCAGGCAGAGGGCCGATGCCCTGCTGTTCCGGCCGCGCTTCTTGCGGAGCCTGCTGTGCTTGTGCGGCCTGCATCATCGCCATTTGCTGGCGCGTCTGCGGATCCATCTCTTTCAGAGACTCGTCAGCTACCGTACCCTGCGGCTGCTGCCCTTGGCCGGATGCACGGATCTGTTGGCGGCGGTCAAACTCCGACTTCGCCAGCGGAAGGATGTAGGGGTCGTCCTTGTGCATTGCAGCATACTGCTGCAGCTGCGAGTCGGACATACCCGCCAAGCGAGAGGTGATCTGTTGTACGTTGAACATCCCTATTATCCTCGCATGCTGTGAACGAGCAAATCGGCCAGACCCGAGCTACGGCCACTGTCCTCGATTTTACCGCCCTCAGCGAAAAGGTTGAAGTATTTACCAACCGCACCCGCACCTGCCACCTGAGAGGCAACACTTGGCGACGAAGCCACCGTTTGCTGCGTTTGAGACAGCGGCATTTGCGTACTGCTAATCATGTCCCGCATGAACGCCAAGTTCTGGTACGGATACTGAATCTGGCGCTGGAAGTCCTGATACGCCGTATCGTACTGTTGCTGTTGCAGACCTTGCCGTTGGGCACCTGCGGCGTTCATTGCGTTGATGATGCCTGCCTGCTGATTGAATTCAAGCTGGCCGAGGTTTCCGAGCTGGCCTGCAGCCGCAAGCTGCTGACGAATACCTTCCATACCGAGGTTGGCACCGAACTGACGGGACTGTTCGGAGAGCTGATCGCCTTGCAGACCGTACTGAGCGGCAAGCTGCGCGGCGGTCATCTGGTTTCCGTAACCGAATTGGCGGCTCTGTTCGGCAAGCTGTTGCGCGGTCATACCCGCTTGCTGGTTTGCCAGTTGCGCTTGCAGGTTTTGCTGCGCCCCAAGCTGCTGCACACCAAGATTGGCTTGCAGGTTGGCGAGGTTCGTTTGTAGACCCGCCTGCTGGTTCGACATGCCTGCCTGCAAGTAGCGAGCTTGGTCGGCGTTAAACTGCTGCTGTGCGTTGGTGTATGCCGACTGTAGACCCTGCGACTGGATGTCCGACAGACGGGTGCCAAGATTGCGTGCGCGTTCCGCTTCAACAATGCCGTGACGAGAACCGCCAAAAGCACCGTACTTTGCTGCCGCTGCTGCTTCTTGCTGCTGAGCAATATTCGATTCTCGTGCCGTTTCCCTTTTAGTTGCGTCAACAACTGCCTGCATATACGGCGACATGTACGCCTGCTGCATACCCGGAGCAAGGAACGACTGCGTGCCAACCTGCTGCGGCCCCTGTGCTTGGAAGTACTGCAGGTTGCTCGGTGCCTGCACCTGCTGGGCGTTGAACTGCCCGTTTTGGTACGCGCCGGGAGCGTTGTAATAGTTGCCGTACTGCCCGGCCTTGTACTGGCTGGCAGTACCAGCGTTAAGCCCCGCCAAGCCTGCAAGCTTAGTAGCCGAGCCAATCTGCTGTGATGGTTGCATATTAGCAACCATCTGCTGCGCCTGCAGCTGCATCGGGTCGAACCCGGCAACACGTTCACCGCTGTACGTCTGGTACGGAGCATTAGTCAGCGCCTCGGCCTTGCCGAGCATATTCTCGACATACGGTTTTACCGAAGGCGCATAATTGGCGGTATAGCTAGTCGTTGTTCCCATGATTCTTCCTTTATGCAGGCAGGTGCTTGTCTGCGCGGCTGTCTACCGCCACTTTGTCTTTTCCAATCGACTTGCGGCGATTCTTCTGTACGCGATCCATCATGGCGTACAGCTTGCGGGCACCTGCCTCCGTCGACCCGTTACCGAGTTCAGACACGATGCGGGCAGGGACTACAAACTCGCCATCAGCAAGACGTGCAGGCTGGCGGTTGCCAATAACAGCAGGAATAGAATCGCTGACTCCATCACCCGGCCCTTTCAAAAGCCGTCCACCATCAGAGTAGCCGCCGAGGTGTCCATCGGACATGCCGCCTTCTGCCATACCACCATACGCCATGCCGGTAGCCTGCTGCATCCGTTGGCCCAGAGCACTGTTCATCTGGTTGTAGAAGTCCACAAGCCCAAGCTGCTCAGCAGGGGAACGGTACGGGGTCAGCGCCCCCTCAATTGCGGCACGCCCGCTCTGGTCGTACGACAGACGCGGAACAAACGGTTTTGTCAGATTGTTCAGGTACTCGTCGCTTCCGCTAAGCTGCGAGCGCAGTGCATCAGCTGTGACGTTGCCCGACATACCTGCATCCAGCTCAGCACGAGTAGGCGGACGGCGCAGCATGCTGTTGTACATGTTGGCGATCTGTATCGCGTTTGCTGGGGTCGGCGCGGCAGGCGTAGCGGGTACACCGGTTGCTGTACCACCAGTGGCATCCGTACCCGTAGCAATAGGCGTTACCTTGGTGAAGGTGCCCGTAGCGCGGTCGAAGTCGTACTTGTTGGCTTCGTAGTCGCTTTGCCACTTGTCTTCTTTGGTTTGACGAACCGGTTTTGTTACGGTAGTCATTGCGCCGGAAGCCCTTGGCGCACCGACACCCCCGGTAGCCAGTGCGACGATACCACCCGTTGCAATTTTGTGGGGCTTGTCAGAAGCGCGATAGATCGGCCCCGGAGTCCACGAATCAGTTACGTAGCTGCGCTCTGCCGTGCTGTTGAACGGAATATTGTCTTCGATGTCTCCGGACTGGATCGGCTGACGGGTGTATTCCCACGGACGGATGTAGCCTTTGTCCTTTTCAACCTTCATGCGGTCTTCTTGCAGCATTGGCGTAGCTGCCATTGCCGAAACCAGCTTGTTGTCTTTAATGAACGAACTGATGGGCTTGTCCATTGCGGCGTACTTTTCGTAGCCCTTTTCAACATTTGCAAACTCTGGCTTCGTGTTCATTCGGTCAAACCAGTTTGCCGGAGCCGATGCGCCTTGCGAAGCCTCCGCTACACTCGTACCTGCCGTAGTGGGGATGCCTTGTGCCGCTAATTGCGAATTTGCAACCGTTGGCACTGCTCCAACTGCACCTGCTGCGCCTTGAGAAGCCGTCTGCCCGCTGATTGCTGCGGCTTTTGCCGCATCGAGACCCGCTCCAGCACCCGCTCCAGCAACCGCACCGCCACCAGCAGGTGCCGCACTAAGCGCTTTACTTTTAAGAGCATCAAGCGCCGCACTTTGCGTAGCCGAGTTTGCAGCGGTTGTCGTAGCGCCCTGCGCTGCTGCGCCGCCCGCACCTGCCAGAGCGTTCGTAATGCCCGCCCCGCCGTACGCACCGATACCTGCCATAAGACCTTGCTTCAGGCTACCGGAAGCCAAAGCGCTTGCGCCGCCAACAATCATTGCTGCCGACAGACCGCCAGTGAACGGAGCCAGTGCCGCGCCTGCAATCGTTGGTAACAGCTTGCTAAGCCATCCAGCTTCAGGAAGGCCGGTGTGCGGGTTGATGGTCAAGGAGCCGCCACTAGCCAAGGCCAGTGCTTGCAATCCTTGTACTTCTTTGGGGGTCATGTGCACCAGCATCTTGTCTTCGCCGCGACCACGCGACTGGATTTGCTGTGCGAGATGATGCAGGCTCATAGGGCACCTTTAAAGAGTTTTGTCAATCTTATCACGCGGGGTTGCTGCTAACAAAGGCTACTGTTGTACCTGTGTAACCGTAAGAATCATGGATGGCGTGGCCGGGCGTGCAAAAGTAGGTGTGCCATTTGCCCCTGTTTGCGCAGAACTCGCCAAAAGTTCAAGCGTCGTATCTTCCCCCGCCCACACCAGCTCAAAGTAGTCAGAGGCATTCATGGAGAGCGTCCAGTTCCACGCCGGTACAAGCACAGTACCTCCACCAGAAACAGTGATCTCGCTATTCGAGTTGGGCACGTCCACACCGTTTACTCGCGGCCATATCCACAGCTTTTTAGTGCTGGAGTTCGTGCTTGCAACCTGTGACGAAAACTGAAAGTTATAAAACCCTGCATGTGCCGTAACTATGCGTGAAGTCGGTGTTCCGCGTGATACGCCGCTGGCGATGTCCGTAGTGTTAAACGTAACGGTGTATGGCGTATATGCGGCGGCAAGCGTCTGCGTTGTTGTGTCGGAGAAAGTTCCGTAGTACAGGTCTTGCTCAATTGTCGGCCGCACAAAAATAACACCCGCTGTAGGATGCGAAACAACACATGCAGCTACTGGAATGACGTTGTTCGGAGCCGTTGGTTTTACATTGGTTAACGCCCCCGCTACTGTAGGACTTGCGTAAAGAACGTCTCCAGCACTAAACCCGCTCGTGTCCAGATCGCGAACAAACCCCCACACTGTGCAGTAGCCCGTATTCCCGCTGTCCGGTAAATCGTGCGTCATCACGCCAAGCATGTATAGGCTAGGCTGCGTACCATTAGCAATGAACTTGGAGACCAGCAGGGCGTTTGCGGTAGCTCCGGCAAAGCCTACAACGGATCCGTTGGGTATTGTCGCGCCGGTCGTGTTCCCTACACGAGCGTAGTACTCCTGTCCGATCTGGTTGGTGACATTGTTCGCAAGCCCCAAGTTAAGCGTTTGGTCTACGGGATTCCATCCGAGTTCGCCTTCACCAACAATGGCACTGGTGTTGCGATTAAAGATGTATTTATCCGCACGGTAGGAAAACGCTTGGTTAGGCGTAAGGGAGTCCAGCTGCGTAAAGTACTGTCGCAGGATGTTGTTTACCTGATCCGTGTACCGACGGTCGTATTTTTCCGGAGCCGTCGGTAACGCAGGTGCTCTGAACTGTTCAAGTGCCATTTTATCTCCGACCGTCCGGCCGCATGTTTATGCGCAATGCCCCGAGCTGCCACTTAATGCCCAGCACGTTATTGTTCGGATCTTCGTTAGACCCCACCCGAAGGGCTATTTGCCGACCACGAATACGCGTGTTAACAAGCTCCGTGAACTCTTGGACGGTGTACGTCTGCCGTGTGTCATACGTTTGCGCCGAAGTTACGCTTGGGTTTGCGCCTGAGCCGTAAGCCGCTCCGGGGTTTTGTCGTGGCCTGAGCTGTACTTGAACTGCCGGAAAGTCCGGGTTTGGCGTTGTCGACCCATCAAACGAGAAGTCGGGCACCATCTGCCATACAAACATATAACGGTCGCCATCATCGAGGTCAATATCGGAAGACTGGATATATGCTTCAATAGGACGCGGGTTAGTTGCAGAAGCGTCGTCGTTGCCAAACTCGTGCGACAAGAGGACGTTACCTCCGTACTGGTATATCGGCGCATTCACACTGTGTGTGGCGGCGGTTGTTTGAAACATGCCGCGTTCACAGTTCTGCAAAAGCGTTCCACTGTTGCCCGAGTACCGGATAACCTCAGCCCCGACTTGCACGTATCCGCTGTTCGGAAAACTGCTCGCGTCAGCCACATTCAGCTGCGTGTCTTCCGGCGTAGCGGCTACGGACACAACCGTAGTTTGTACGCTGCTGGTTGCTTGCGGATACTGCCTTATAGCAGAGTCCACCCAAGCAGTCCGCGCCATCGTTCCGTAGTACCACACATTATCCAAATAGTTGAACACGACATACTTGTCGATCACGTTTGATGCTGCAGAACAGTAAAACCACCAGACTTCCGAGTAGCCCTCATTAGTGCACGCGAATACTTGCGCGCCTTGATCTTTGTTGATGTCTTGAAACACATATTGCCGCAGTGCTGACGGAAGTGTTTCTACACGCCCGCCGTATACGTAGAATTTGTCGACACCCATCCAAAACACTGTGCCGTTAGCAGTAGCCGTAGCGTTTGGGCTGATGAGCGAGATGTTGTCTGCAAGAATGTTAAAGCCCCACGTATACGGCGGGCCAAGGTACTGCATTGAGTAGATGGCCGCATCTGTCCACACCAAGATTTCTTGGCGCGTTTGCATAGCCGTAATGATCTCGGAGCCATGCGACAAACGGTAGCTGCCAGCTTGGTTTGCCGCGTCAGGAATCCATACCGATTCGTTTTCGTTAGTAGTCCAACGGATAAGCATGGGGTCAAACACGCCATCGCCTAGCGGAACACTGTAGTTGCTGCACCCAAAAGCAATGACGATACGCGTGGCGTCGGACACCATTACTTCGTTTACTTTTTCGGGAACATCATCGCCAGTTATCAGTTCCGCACGAGAATTGAAGTCCGGCGTAGAACCTGCTCCCGGACGCCACATGTACAGCGATCCCCCACGAGGGTTAATGATGAGGTTTTCGCCAAAATTGTTTTGGCTCCACAAGCGCAATTGCAGCCCTGCTCCTTCTGCCGCAGTAAAGCCCGTACCCCACCCGTGTGCAATATCCGTAAGAATAGGAATGGCTGGAGGGTCTCCGCCGTTCCAGCCGCCTACGCCCCATCCTGTACCAACCGTGTAAATTGGAAGCCCTACCGGTAGTAGATAGTCAATCCCTGCAGTAAGACCTGTGGCTGTATCATCGGAGGTGGCCGGTACGTAGGCTTTTGGCGCTTCAATAGCAGAAACTTCGCGCAGCAAGATGCTGAACGAAGTGCCCGAGATGTAGGTGATCTGGTACTGCTGATTAAATACGGCTGCTGCCACACCGCCAATGTCGCTGACGATGCCGCTTATAGAGACAATATCTCCTGACTGAAAGCCCGGCGGGGTACTAACCGTTACTACCGCTACGTAGCTTCCCGACGTGACTTGAATGCCTGTTACATCGCCAAACGTGCCTGTTCGTAGCGGCGTGATGTCATATAGCGCTCCGCCGTTTTCGATGTAAAACTTTTGGTTGGTGCCGATTCCGAGCAGGTTGAAGTTTTTGAGCGTTGCCCAGTTCCACAAGGAACGACAAACGCCCATGAAGCGGTTAGTTGAAACAGCCGCCCAACCTCCAATCTTTTCCGGAAAACCGGAACGAAACCGCACCTTGTCGGTTTCAAACCAACTGCCTTCGTTCGTTAGCGTCGTGCCTTCTCGGTTTACACCGGGCTTGAAGATCAGCTTTTGCAGAGGCATGATTGATCCTTACTTGCCGAAAGCAACCCAGTAAAAGCCGGTCTGTCCTGTTGCTGTCGATAACAGTGCAGAAGTGCTGCTAAGAGAGCTTACACCAATAGCGTTATCCGCACCGCCAGTATCGCCGGGGACGTGCGGGGATGCTGTGAAACTGTAGCATGCAGTAGTGAAGGAAATACCCACTGCTGAAGAAAATGTAATCGTCGTTGTGTTAGCTGAGATTGTTGCATACCCCCACATCATGATAAGTCCGCTAGGCATTATCTGATATCCGTTTGCACTAACCGAACTCGACATGTTCGCAATCTTGGCTTCTGTAACAGCGTCGTCCGCAATTTTTGCCGTAGTTACTGCATTAGACGCAATCTTTGCTTCCGTTACCGCATTTGATGCGAGCTGTGTGGCTGTGATGCCGCCAGAAGCAACGCCGAGGGTGACTGTCTGCCCCGATGTGTTGACGGTTGTTCCGCCAGTCAGCGTGGTGCCGGTTGAAATGGTAAACGAGGTAAGTCCTGCCGCCCCCCATGTAGGGACACCTGCGGCAATCGTCAGTACCTTGCCATTGTTTCCGGTTCCGCCGGCCAGCTTTGCAAGAGTGTTTGTGGCCGAAGCGTAGAGTATGTCGCCAGCAGTGTAGGTGCTGATGCCCGTACCGCCAAGAGTCGGGCCTACAGCACTGTTGATAGTGATGTTTGGGTTAGCCCCACCAGACGAAGCAAGTGGCGAACTTGCGGTGACAGACAGCACTCCGCTGGCAGGTAGCTCGCTCCACACAAGGGCGCTGCCGTCGTACTTAAGAAACTGCGCTGCCGTCGTAGGCGCATCAAGAAACGCCGTAACATTGGGCGCAGTGTTGTACACCAGCTTGTTAGCCGCACCGCCGAGGACATTCGTTGTATTGGTCGAGTTGGCAACTGCCGTTGTGCCAATAGCCGCAACAATGTCTGCTTCGGATGCCGCTGAAACAGCACTGGTTCCGTTGCCGCGAAGAATTCCGCCGTTGGTAAGCGTAGTGGTTCCCGTTCCGCCAAAAGCCACGGCTAACGGGTTGTTAAGCCCAAGCGCATTGGCGGCAATCGAACCGACAACGCCAACATCTCCGCCAATACCGAGAGATCCGGTAGCGGAAAGGTCTCCAGCTACAGAGAAATTTGCCGGAATGTGATCCACGCCGCTGTAAACATTAACGCCATCACAGTAGACCAGAATAGTACTTCCTGCCGGAACTGCAACAGTATGCCCCGGTGTAGGGGAAATGGGTGTCGTGCTGTTAACCGTGTTAGACGTGGATACCGTCGCATCAAAGGCCGTGTTGTTAATCAGCACGTACACTTTTTCGGCTGGCGGAATATACAACGTGAACGCTTCTGTGCCACCGTTAAGCGATACGGTCATGTTACGTGCTTCGTCGGCCACACCCGGAGAGGCTTGGAGAGCTTGCGCAGCGCCAGCAATGGTTACGTCAACGTACCCCGCAATAGCGTCTTCGATCAGCGTGCCGAGATTGTTGTTGGTTGTCGACCCCCATGTGCCGGACTGTTCACCGTTGGCGATGAGTTCGATGCGTAAATTAGGGCTGTAGTCGGACGGCATATCACTTCCTCGCTTCTTTGTATGCTTCGTAGTAAAGACGGAGGTACTTCTGCACCTCGTTGGCTAGTCGAGCTTCCCCGACAAGAGCCGTTCCATCTTCTCGATAAAGTTGTGATCCAGTACATCCTTCGGCGGCTCCGGCAGCTCCGGCAACCGGGGGCACTCCACTTTCGGCAGCGGGGCGCTGGGGGCGGTTGCGCAAGCTGTCAGCAAGAGCAGCGGCGCGAGCATTGGCAGCACGAAGCGCTTCATCCGTATCCTTTCGCAGCCTGTCTGCAGCGGTCTGCATCGAGGCTTCCTTTTCCCTGACCCGAACAAGCTCGTCTGCTACTGCTTGAGCAATCCGAGCCTTCTCTTTGTCCTGCTCTTGCTTGCAAGACTGGTCACGTTCATCGTAGCCGAAATAGTACCCTACGCCACCAGAAATAGCGACCGTAAGGGTTGCAATAAGTACAACTACTGGGTTAATGAACCCGAGCATAGGGCGTACTCCTTCTTGCGTCGTTCGACCAAGCCGCGCAGCTGCCGCAGCGGTCGGGTCTTTGAGTAGCACGGCTGTCCCGGCTTAGCCCGTGTTGTCTGTGTTGCAGGCCCGCAAGTGAACTCAAGCAGCGTCTTGCACGCCGCTTCGTACTGCCCTGCGTTCAGCTTGGTGGGTATAGATGAGTTACAGAACCGCGCTGCTCCCACATTGTATGCAAATTGCACATATGCGTCGTACTCGTACGGGTAGAGCGGAGCGGTGACGCACTGTTTGACAGCGCCTTCGAACTTGGCCACATCCCGGTGAGCGCGGTTGACGGCTTCTACTGGGTCGATGCTGTCCCCCATTTTTACGCCGTCGGTAGTACCGAAGCCGAACGTCCAAACATCCCCCGGCACCGGAATGATCGCCTTGCTGGTATATCCCTCATGCGTCAGCAAACCAACAAAAGCCGAGGCCGATAGCGTCAGCGCAGCGATAGCTATGCGCATCTTATTCATGTCACTACCTCTTGCCACGTTACCGTGTTGCCGTCATTTACCGGCACCCATGTTCCGCCTTGTGCATCATTAACAGGTTGCCAATCAGGGTCTTGGCTGTCTGGCACCAAGCCCCACACAAGTACTTTGCCTACATACCCCGTCGCCTGCACACCGGTCGGATACACCTTGCATGCAAGCTTGAACGACACCGTACCTATCTGGCCGGTTGCCTGCACACCCGTAGGATATACCGTACCCTTTGCATTGACGGCGGCTGTGCCGATCTCGCCGGTAGCGGAAACGCCGGTAACGTCAAACGACACGCTCTCACGCACCGTTACAGCACCAACAAAACCAACGGCTTCTACGCCCGTAACCGCGATGTACTGCGACACGGCAACAGTAGCGTCACCAACAGCGCCAGTGGCCAATACGCCCGTGGTAAAAACAAGCGTTCCAGTAAAAGCTTCGGCAATACCCTCTTGTGCAGTAGCCTGCACGCCGGTCACAGCAACGCTTATGGAGTTCTGTACAGTAACAGTGCCCACCTCACCGTTGGCGGACACGCCCGTAACTGCAGCGCTTGCTCCGGCAGCAACGGTAACGTCGCCAACCGTACCGGTTGCTTCAACCCCTGTTACATCGACGCTGGCTTTGCCTGAGACTGTGACTGTGCCGACCGCACCGGTGGCGGACACGCCGGTAACAGGCACAGACATGCCTGTGAGCACCGTAATAGTGCCTACACTGCCAGTGGCCTCAACGCCCGTTACAGGTACAACTGCCGGGAGTACGACCGAAACGGTTCCAACCGCACCAGTTGCTTCAACACCGGTTACGTCTGTAATTGCTACTGCTGTAACCGCTACGGTGCCGACACTTCCAGTAGCCCCAACACCAGTAACCGAAACGAGCGTTGGCCCGCCCGGTAGGGCGGAGAATGGGGCTTCCGAGAGAGCGTCGAACGCGAACATTTAGTTACGGCTCCTGCGGCCAAACCACGTTGAACGGAAACCCCTCCTGCGAGGTCAGGTCGCGTAGTGCTTGTCGGTAGGTAGCCCATGCTGCGCGGTCTACCGGCGCATCCAATATCTGCGTCCAATCGCAGCGAGACAACCGGTTATTCCGCTGCGCGCGAACCTCGTCGGCTTTTGCTTCGATTTCCGCCTCGGTTAACGGGCGAAGCACAAACGCGGTTTCCCATCGCAACTTCTCACGGTTGAACACACAGCCGCTTTGCTCCGCAACCTCTTTGGTTGAGTCATGCTCTGGCGCACCGGTGACTACAACGCGCACGAGGTTCAGATGTGCGAGAAGCGGGTTTGACAAGTTTGCCGAGATACTCGCCGTGGGGTAGTCCGCACGAAGGTCATCCATCGTGTACGGAAACTTGATAACGGTGTCTTTTTCAACCTTTGCGTACATGGTAAACCCTATCAGAAAAGGGACAGTAGCCCGGACTGCAGTGTGTTGCGGGTGCCGACATCAGCAACGTCTACCGTCTGAGCTACTGGCGCAAAGTCGTAAATGTTGTACCCGAGTGTGAGTGCCTCACCGCCACTGTTGCGCGAGCTTATTGTCCCGTCGAAGGTTGGTGACTGCGTGCTAAAGGCGATATTACCCGTAGTGCTACGAGCGCCTGCCACCGCGATCACAACCCCGGTACCTATATCGGGAACGCTGACGGTTTGTGACGCCGGATCGCCGTCTGTAAGTCCTTCACTGTTCCACACAGTAAACGCGGCCCCCGTGAACGGGATTGCCCCCCTGAACACCGCGAGTGCGTTCGCGAAATCAGAACCGGTCATGCCTGTCAAAGTCGTGCCGGACTCCGTACCCGTTGCGATTTTGTACGCCGTACGGTGGTTAACCGCAGAGGCAGTGGTCAAGACTATCTGCGTAAAACCGGATGGAACCGTTCCGGAAGAGTAGTTCGGCACGTAATCACTCCACACCAACAAATCCCCTGCCTGCACACCAGAAGGAACGACCAACGTACTCGTATTGTCAGAACTTGCGTTCGTGGCCGATGTGATGAATGACACCGTTTGGCTCGGCCGCGAAGCCCCAGTTGGTTTCAGCACTAGCTGGATACCGTTACTGTTTCCGCCTCCTGTAATGGTGTTCCTCGTACCAGACGGGCCTTTGGCTAACGGCGAATCTTCGATGCCGTACGAAGGAGCTGTTCCGTCCGTGTCCGCGACTTGCAAATTCATACCTATTACTTGGGGGCTAGAGCTAGCAGCGTCATACCCTACAATGCCAACCAACTTGCTCTGCTGCGTCGATGCTGTTACGGACGGGATTGTAGGGGATGCGTTTTGCGCTGAAAAAGCACTAATGGCGTCGTATGCCGCGTATCGGTACACAAGGATTGACCCGGACAGCGTGCGGCTCGTTCCCGCAGTAAAGGTATAGCTGGTACCTTCGCTACTTGCAGTTTTCCAATACACAGCGTTTACCGGTCGACCCGTGGTTGAATCCGCCACTTCATTCCACCCTGCCGGGCCTGTCCATCCAGCAACGGTGCCACCCCCTGCGGTAAGCAGGGCCACCATTGTATCCCCATCAATAGTCCCCGGAGGTTTATTGATGACGAGCGAGGTTCCACTACTGCTGTTTTGTGTAGACGCGGTGGAAACCAGTGCCGGTGCGATGTCCGTGAACATATTGCTGTACGGGCGCACAACCATGGACACCGCCCCATATGCTGCGGCAGTACTGGACAGCGTAAACGCTCCCGGTGTTTCTGTGCCTGTGGTGGTTATGACTTTGTATGCAGAACCCACATATGTGTCAGAGTTACCAGACACATCGCGTGTCAAAAACCCCGTATACCCAGAAGGTGCAGCGGTAAGTACTGCGGAAGAACCGTTGCCGGTGAATCCCGCAACTAGGAACAAACTCTTTGCGGGGGCTGTTAGCGCAGGGGGTGTCAGGTTTGCAGAACTACTTGTGCCGACGGTGTAGTTAACCTCGATCACCGGCGATTCTGTTTGTACGTTTCGTAGTACGTAGTAGGTGCCGCCGCTGGTATCGTTACCGTCGTTAAGGTCGATGCCTGTGTCCGGTGTTGAACCCATCACTTTGTAGTAGCACGAAAAGCGGTACACGGTCGTCAACACCGCCCCAGTGCTTTCGATGTACCCGCTGGGAATGGTGTAATCCGTGGCGTTATCACCAATGATAAGGAACACGACATCGTTCTGTTGCAATGCTGGGCTGAACGTAATTGCTGAGTTGCCGATAAGCGTGCCGCTCGTGACAACCGTAATGTCTGAATACGAGATAGCTTCGGCACCTGCCCCCGCTAACAGTTTCGACAGCATTACGCATTCCCCACTACTGCGGCGTACACAACGCCCGCCACTTTCCACACAACCACAACGGTGAATCCGGTTGTTGAAAGTGTAGGAGGGTTTGCGCTGTTATTCACAAACGTCGCGTTCCACGTAGTGATTGTGCCAGCCGTACCATCGTTAATCATCAGCGTCACTGCCTGACCGTCCAGCATTGCAGAGTAAGTCAGCGTGCGGGCAGTGCCCGCCAGTGTCAGGGTCTGTATCGAGCCATTTGCCGGATCAATTGCAATAGATGCTGCGTCCGAAAGGGTATAAACAGTTTCTTGAATCGTACCCGGAATCGCAGGGCCTGCAACAGTTACGCCTTTACCTGCGGGGTATGTGACAAAAACATCCTTAGTGCCCGCACTGAAGTTAACAGCGGAACCAGCATTAGAAGAAGCGAGCACCGTGTCACGCGATAACGTGGTACCGGAAGAAGTGTACGTGCCGATACCCACTTCCCACTCGGAAGTGCCTTGGCCTGCGATGCAATAGTACGTCGTGTTGGCGTTACCAACGGCGCTGAACGACTGAAAGCCGGTGACAGCACCGGCCAGCGTAACTGTACCGGTGCCTGTGGTAGTCGTTGTCTCCTTGACGCGATCCGCTACGACGAGTGCCATTTAGATCACCTTACGCAATACGGATGATCGCGTTGGATGCGTCCGGGGTCGGAAACACGATGGTGAAATCGCCGTTCGTCGAGGTCTTGTCCGCACCGAAGTCCAGCACGCAAACAGCTCGGTTTGAGTTCGTGCTGTTGTAGATCAACGCACCGCGAGCCGTAATCGTTGCAGAAGACCACGTAGTATCTGCAAAGTCCGTAAACGCCGTTGTGCCCGAAGTAGTCGGAGTCACGTTGGTCAGCGTATTACCGCCGGCTGTATAGCCCGTGCCAGTCACCTCATTGGTTGCCGAATACGCCGTGGTCGTTGCGCCAAGCGTAGCCGACGAGGTGTACAGCGCAATCTTGAACGCGTTACCGGTGCTGGTGGTGAAGTTGTGCAGTGCCTGCATCAGTTCCGATTTGAAGCTGGTGCACATTGCCTGAGAAATAGCCATGTCTTACTCCTGATTGAGAATGCCAACGAGTTCAGGATGTCCTGCTTCTCGCAACTTGTTAGCGATGGTAGTCCGTTCAGACTGCACCGCTTCCTTCATATACGCAATCAGCACCTGATGGATCTGACCGCGAAACGCTTCCGCCTGTTCACGAATTACCGGATGGCTTTGCGAACCGACATACACGATCTTATCCAGCGCACGTTCTGCAATTTCTTCAGCAGTAAATCCTCGACCAGAAGTCGTGTGCACTGAGACAACACCGCCAAGCAAAACACCTACATCTGTCATTTAACCCCCACACGAGCTTGCCCCGAGCGATACGCATCCTGACGCTCAAGACCATCGGCAAGTCTCTTCAGTTGCATAATAGCCTCATCGTACCGCTGCTGGTAGTACTGCATGACATCTTGTTCGCCTTTCATGAACGTATATGCCTCAAGCAAAGCACCGTACAGCAAAGGTGGATCAAAGTTTGTGCCCAACCACGACGTACCTGCGTCCACAATCGACTGCGGATATGCAAAGTAGTGCATTTCAACACTGCAGTCATCGTCCGGCGTAGGGCCGAGGATGAGCGTGTTTTGGCCGAAAATAGCGTAGTACTTTGGTGTTCCGGAAGTGGCCGGGTACGGAAACGCTTGCCGAATAAAGTTCACGTCCTTGTTCAACAAGTACTCGTAGCCGCCACTAGGCGCATCCATCACTGCAAGCGAATACGCAGCCAGCCAGTCATTCGGCAAGGTCAAGTACGGATTCCCGCTAGTCACACTGCCTGTGACATTCTTGCGCTGAACCGGGAGCTGCACCGAATTATAGATGCGCTTCTCGGCCTCCTGAACAAACGTCGGGATGTTGGCAATAAAGTCGGCGTCGTAGTTTTGCGTGTACGACTGAATGGCATCTACAAGCTGCGCATAGTTCACGTTTGCTCCTTAACCCATCGGGCCGCGTGCTTTAACACCTTTGGTTGCCGCACCGGTACCACGGATCTTGATGCCGTCCGTCTTATCCGGCTTGGTGTTGCCTTTGGTCATATTACCGACAGACGGGTTGAGTTCGTTAATGGCCTGCGCGCCGCTTTTGCCTTTCGACGTAGCGGGCGAAACTTTTTTGCCAGTCATGGTGTGTGGCTCCGCGTATGTGGCGGCGTGTCCGACTTCTTTGCCGCCTTGCTTGTGAGAGTACTTAGCCATTATTTGCTGCCTTGGTTCTGCGCACGCGCCATGTTGCGACCGACGCGCATCATGTCCTCAGAAGTAGGGCCACCCTTCTTCATTTTCTTAACGCCCTTGTGCATGCGCGACTCGTGTGCTTTCACTTCCTTGTCGGCAATGCGCTTCACTTGCTTGGCATCCATTGTCTACTCCTACTGTGTAACCACCGTAACTGTGCCTACAGCGCCGACACCAACCAAGTCGTTGATCGCCAGCCCTGTGTCACCACCATTGCCGAATCCTACCGGATTCCAGCCCCACTGCGTCATTCGGCTACCTTCGCTCGGGAAGCCGTTGTTGTCCAGCCCTGACTGGTAGTAGCTGGTGTCTCGACGCGGATCGCGCACTGCTTGCGGGTCGTCCACCGGATACATGCCTAACTGAAGCTGCGGGTGGTCAGGATCCCAGCAAGTGGGGCACACCAGCAGGTTGTACAGCTTCGTCTTCAACACCTGCTTCTTCAGCTCTTTGAGCTTGTACCGCTGCCCGCAACGGTCGCACTCCGCAATGGAGTTCTTGCCCGATGCAAACCGATTCCCCATTACATCACCATCGAACGCGGAACAAGTCGAACAGCCGCCTTCTCACGGTCTTCCGTCGAAGCCAGATCCCATGCCTCATCGTACTGCGCTTTGAGCACATCCAGACGTTGCATGCCTTCCGGAATCTTCAGCGCCAAGTAGTATGCAAGCCCTGCTGTCAGGCACGGCAGAAAACGGAACGGGATGTCCATGTTGCTCACGCCAGTGCCTGCGTCCTGAATACGGCGCATGCGCCAGTAGACAAACTGATACGGCTGCGAACCGTCCGGAACCGGCCATACGGTGATTCGAGGGTACGCAGGTTGCGCCCCCAGCAGCGGGTCAGTCTGTCCTGACAGGCGCTCGATCCACACCTGAATTGGACGGCCTTGAGCCAGCTTGTTTGGCAGGGTTGCGTACGTCGAAACGGAGATCCGCGTGATCGTCAGATCCGCTTGGGTAGAAGCGTTACCGGCACCAGTGCGAATAACATGCTCCAGAAGATCCACGGTGTCATTAGGTAGATCATATGTGGCTTGCCCCTGTACAAGATTGATCGTGCCTTGCTCGAACGTCCACATGTTCACGCCACGGTTCGCCCAGTCTGCAAAAAGCAGGTTCAGCGAACGCCGCGCTGTGCGGAGGTCGTAACCAGTACGCAGCTCCCCACCAGCCCGCTCGAAGGCTTCTTCAACGATCTCAGACAGATCGAGGTTGAATGCTGCTGTACCGGAGGTGGTCATTATCGAAGCCGTCCTTTTGTCTTACCACGTTGCGCGATGCCATCACCACGCGTTGATGCCGATGATACCTTACCGCCCTTCTTCATACCGCCTGTTTCGTAGTCCGGTGTATCCGTCGTTTCGCTTGCAGGCTTTCGGTTTTTAACGGCATCTACCGCCCTACTTGCGCCCAAGTTAATTGCGCTGGTCGTAAGGTTGGTGCCCATAGACTTTAGCGCACGCAGCTTGTTTAGCCTTTTGGCCGCAGCCATTTTTCGTTCACGCGCTCTGTCGTTCTGGCTCTGCAAGAAATCCCGTAAGTCCTTAAGGGCCTCAGGGTATTCGGCAAAATCACTGTCCTGTTTTGCAACAATGGCTCTTCTCCTCGCTAACTCACTGCCGATCTCAGGAACGTCAAAAGTTCTAGCGCCCTGCTTTGTCGCCTTTGCTGCGCGTGCAAGTTTTGTGGCCCCTGCGATGGCACGTGCCGGAAGCCCTGCAAAATCTTCGGGGCCAACAGGCGAGGCTTCAAGCGCTTGCGACTTCTCAAGACTTTTACGATACGCCGGGTCGCGCATATCCTGTGACGGTTTGTCCATCACCGAGCCGCCATCGTCGTACTGTTTGGTCTTTCGTTTCACTTTTTAAACCCTTTAAGCGTCTCTGCCAGTCGTGCCCGTTTACCGAGGGTGCCCGGAGCCTTTGCCGCCTTTGCGAGCTTCCCTGCCGGGATGTTCTGCCCCTGCGGTACCCCTAACTGTTCGTGCAGGGCACCGGGTTTCTTGATGGCGTTCTTGATCCACCCACCCTCCGCAAATTGCGTGAAGTCCGTATCGTCGCGCCGCGCTTTGCGCTTCGCTCCGGGCATCTTTGAGGGGGCGATTGCCCCCATCCCACGAGAAGGTCTCATCGCAGTTTGCCTCTTGTTTTGCCGCGTTGAGCAATGCCATCACCACGACGGGAAGCCGACACCGCACCACCTTTTTTGAAGCCAAGAACCGGCTCCTTGTCCTTGGTGAAGTCGCGCACGTACTTCGCCTTCTGCGAGGCTTCCTTGAGGGCTTTGCTGCCTTCACGAATGCCTGCTTCGGCACGCAGTGCGCCTGCACGCGTAAGCTCTTTACCGAGCTTACGAGCAAGTCCTGCACCACCCATTGCGGTCATGAGCGCATCATTCATTTCGTCGGTGTACTCAACCTCCGGCAGCTTCATTTCCCGCTTCGGCTTTTCCGGTATGCTGGACACGCTCGGGCCTGCTTCGTCATCCTGCCGGCGCAGCCGGTTGGTTTCGGCTTGCGACTGATCCGGCGCAGGCTTGCTCTTGGCCTTCGGCTTGTCTATGTTTGTTTTGTACTCGGTGCCGTTCCACATGAATGTCTTGTTCATGGGAGTCTTAGCATCCGGGCCACCGCGAGCGGCCTGAAATGCTTCTTTGAACGACAGACGGCTAAAGTCAGGAACAGCCCCGCCATCGGCAAACGTGCGCTTTTTCACGGCAGCTCCTTAGCCGCACTTGCCGCCGCGCTTCATGCCTTTAGCGCCGGCCATGACGATCTGCTTGCCTTTGGTTTTGCCTTTGGCGGCAACACCATCACGGCTCGGAGCTGCCGTACGAACGGAACCCATCTTGGTCATGCCGACGGCACCGCCTTTGGCGTATTTTTCGGTTTTCATCTCTTTTTCCTCGTGCTTAATCATCGACTTCGGAGCGCCTTTTGACTTCATGAACGCAACCTCTTTGCCAATCATTTTCTTCGACTCAGCCATACCACCCTCCCTAAACTTTTTTCCTTTGTCCGCAGAAGCGAACTCCTTTCCCACGGACTGCGGAATGCCAACACGCTTGGCCGCGGCGGGGTCGTGGGCGACCATCGCCATAAGATTGTGTTGCTTTTTCGATACACTCGGCATCAGAGCACCTTGCCACGCGTTTTGCCGCGTTGCGCGATTCCGTCCGCACGCTTTGACGCAGAACCTACGGCACCACCTTTTTTCATCGCCTTCAGTACAGGCATTCCTCGACCACCGGGCACGGCAACTGCGGTTTGCTGTTGTACTTGTGGCGGAGACGACAGTGCCGCAGGAGCGGCGGGTGAATTCATGGTGGCCGGCGGCATTACCGGGGCCGGAAGCGGCTGACGAACGGGGCGACCCATGTTGACCCCGCCTGCGTTCGGAATTGCCGGGTTTCGGCTTTTCGTGCTGTCCCCGTTCATGTTCAATCCTCCGGTTTTGCAGACCTGCCAAGCCAGCCCTGCACCGTCCTCGTTTCGTAAATCCTAATGGCTGTCCAGAAAATGGTGAACAGCGCGGCGATAGATGGCAGCATGTCAACAAGTGTCCCAACAACGGTGACGACGGAAACCGCGTCAACGATGTTTTTCATGGTGTCGTGATGTTCGGTCATCTCAGCACTTCCAAGCGCGTAGCGATTTATTGATGCGGCTGTTCGGATCATTCGCAGTTTTGGCAGAAGTCAGCTTCTTTTTCATGCCCTTCATACGCGCGCAAAAAGAATCACGACGCGGGCCACCTTCCGGCTGCGGAGCTTTCAGCCCCGGCTTGCCGGGATTGGCCTTGTTGTAAGACGCACGCCCCTTGGCGTTCAGACCGCCTTCGGGGTTTTTGCCTTCCTTACGCTGCCATGCAGGAGACTTAGCCATAGAACACCGTGACGGTTGCGTTGGTCAACGTAGCGTACACACTCGTGTTGAACACCACACCTTCGCCGGGAATGAGGATGCTCTCAACCTGCCCGTTTGCCACAGTGTTAATCGTGAAAATGGTATCGCCACTCGTGCCGCCGTCTTTCAACGCCACGCTACCGGCGCTTGCGCCGGGGGTGATTACTAAGCCCTTGACCCGCGTACGTCCGGCGAACACGTCACCGGACGCAGCCAAGCTCTTCGCCTTAACGTCTGTCTGCATCATGGTGACGCTCCCTTACTTAGACGTTCTGCTGACCAGCCAGCGGATCGACAACGAAGTACAGCATGTAGCCACCAACAGTGCCACCGCCGGAAGTGTTGTCAGCCGTCAGAACTGCAGCAGTGCTTGCCAGCGGGGTACCCGACAGGCCATCACCGACGTTCAGAGTGCCGATTGCGGAAACGTCTGCGCCGGTAGCAATAGCCGTGGCCGAACCAGACACGCCGAGATCGACCGAGCCTGCGCCTGCATCGGTTACAACGACCGACGTAACAACAGCGCCTGCCGGAAGAACGAGATTTGCTGCGCCTGCAGCGGAGGAGACTTTAACATTGGCGGATGCCGATGCGTCAGCGATATAGAATTGAGCCGCCATAAGGCCCGAGCCACAATATGCTTGGCGTGTTTGATCGCCGCCGCCCGAACGCCAGATGCTCTGGGTAGTAGAAACTGCCATTTGATTTTCCTCACATGCGAGTTAGGTGCAAACGATCTGCATGTCGTCAGGCCGGGAGCCTGTTCGTAAGCACCGGGATGTCCCGGAAATTCACTGCTTTATACCACAAATTAACGCGAAAAAGGGGGCCGAAGCCCCCTTTTCTTTAGGCACCAGCCGAGCCGTACATGCCCAGCGGGTCAGACCAGCCGAACGAGTAACGCTCACGCGCCTTGTAGCGCACGTTGCCGGTATCGAAGTCGCCGTCCATGCCGGTCGACATCGGGGTACGCACGAAGTGCTTCATGCCGTTCGGAACGTCGGTGGTCAGGAACCATGCGTTCGGGTCGGTCAGGAAGTGGTTGATCGCGTAGCCTTCCGGGATCGAACCGTTGTTCTTCAGTGCGTTGATGTCGTTGTCGTTGGTACCGACACGCAGCGAAGTCTCCAGCAGGCGGGTTGCAACGAATTGCAGTGCCGGCGGGATAATCAGCTTGCGCGGGCGGGCAGCGATCAGCAGACCACGTTCGTCAGTCCACGCAGCGATTTGAATCACAGCGTTTTCCAGCGAGGTTTCGTTCAGGTCAGCAGCAGTCGTCGGGACGTTGCTGTTGACACCGCCCGAGATCAGCGGGTGCGCGTTCGAGAACAGCGGAACACCATCGCCGCCGTTGTAGCCAGCGGTGAAGCCGTTGTTCAGGATCGACGCAGCCTTGACCTGCTTGGTGTACGACATCGAGCGAGCCAGAGCTTTGGTGTAGCGAGCCGACAGACTGTCGTACAGGTTGTCTTCAATCGCCTCTTCGGTGATCGAGAAGCCTTGGGCGATGGTCTCGTGGTTGTAACGAGCAGTCCATGCTTCTTGCGCATTGTCATACGCAAGTGCGGAACCTTCGTTTTTCACCGGAGCAGCCGTGAAGCCCGACAGTTTGGTTTCTTCTTCGAACGAACGCTCGGAAGTCTCGGTTTCGTAGATTTCCTTGTGCTCTTCGCCGTATCGAGCATACTCAAGACCGAACAGGGCGTTCAGGCCGGGGAGCAGCTCTTTCAGAAGTTGTGCGCGAGAAATAGCCATGTTTCACTCCTTAGACCACGCCGGTCGCGTTCTGGAATTGAGTCACGTTGATCTTGACGATCAACTCCGGATAGCCCGTAGCGGTCTTGGTGGCCGGAACCACGTCGATGATACGGATCGGCAGAGTCGCGGTAACGACTTCAGTGCCTGCAGCCACCGACATGCTGGAGTTACCAGTGGTCGTGCTGCCGCCTGCGCCTTGAGCCACTTCGATATTTGCGCCAATCGACGCAATCGTGGTGGTCGAGTCGATGGTCGTGCCGTTCGAGGTCACAGCGACCTTGTACGCGGCTTGATCGTCAACGACGACTTTTGCCGAAGCACCGGTCAGACCTGCCGGATAGTACTGGCCGTGCACCGGTTGACCCATCGAGTTGATGTAGGTGCAGCCCACGAACACGCCCAGCGGATAACCCGCGTCGGTGCCAGTGAACGGCTGAATTTTGCCCTGCACGAGAATGACCAGATCACCGTAGAAGATGTCAGCCGCGTCGTCGATTTCATACGTACGCGTTGCACCGGCATAAGGCATGCCGTCTACACGGTTGATCGGCTCAAAGCCGTACGGAGCGCTTACGGTAGGATAAGCCATGTTCAACTCCTAGTTAATAAAAGACTACTTGTTACCTTTGCCAAAGGTCGTCGTAGACTTCCGTTCATTGAACAGCGGCATACGAGCATCACTCTGGCGCATCAGTGTGTTGTCAACCGACTCCACCTGTTTCTCGGCCTGCAGCGAGTAGTACGAATTACGTGCTTCAACGCTTTCGGTCGGCTGTTTGCACAGCATAAGTCCACCAATTTCGACGTTGCCTTTCTCGTTTGCCGGAAGCATCAGCTCCGGATGGTCTTCCGCTTTAACCGGTACCCATCCTTCACGCATACGCATTGCAGTGTTCTGCGCGTAGAGCTGGCCGTTGACATGCGTAGCAATCCAACGGTATTTCCAGCCCGGTTCAGGGGTCGGATCCGGCAGTGCAGTCGGTGGAACGTAGACAGCACGGGCGGTTTTCTCACGAGTTACGAGATCACGGGGAGTACGATTTTCAGCCATTTGACACCTCCAATTTAGCGACTTCAGCAGCGTACTGCTGCGGGGTTAGACCATACTTTTTTGCCAGAGCAATCTGCCGAGGCGTAAGCTGGATCTTCTTTGTTCCGGACGAACGAGAGGCCGGAGCAACCACCGTAGACGGCTTTTTGGCTGTGCTTTGACTCTGACGTGCAGAGCCGGACTGATCGTCTCCACCGAAAAGCTCGGGGAACGTCTTGTGCATGCGAGCGTCGATTTGCTCGAAGTATTCGTTGGTGCGGGGGTCGACCCCGGAATTGACTAGCTTGTGATGCAGCCCTAGTGCGTAGCTGGTGTATTCTTCGAACCCCGGCTGACCGTACCACTGGTTTTTTGCCTGCCAGCGCAGGGCCTTCTCGTCCGGCTGAACCGTCTCGGGTTGAGATGGTTCTCTTTGTACAACATATTCCTCCTCCTGTAAAGGGGTAGGACGGAAATTTCGTACTTGGTCGTACCGGCTCTTGGCTTCGTACAGAGCTTCTTGCGCTGCAACAATGGCATCGGAGTCAAATGCTTCCTGCGCTTCCTTCAGTGCTTTACGCGCTGCTTGAAGCTGCATCTCCGCTTCACGGGAGGCTGTCGAGATGTACGCTTCCTGCCCGACGTTGACCGTCTGCTTGAGCTTCTTGTTCTCTTCAGCAAGGTACGCCATCAGGCGTTCCATCTCCTGCTTCTCACGCAGCAGCTCCTCCTTACGGCGGCGCTCGTCGTGACGTGCATGGGTCAGCTCCTTGATGCGGTTCTGAACCTTCTCGGAGTAGTTTTCGATTTCGTCGTCAGTCGGATCAGCAACTTCCTTGTCCAACGGCTTACGGCCTCGATCTCGTTCGGGGGTATCGTCGATCAGCTCGATCTCTACCCCATCGTCTTCGTTTGTTTCGTTATTGACAACGGAATCGTCCTGTGGGGTGATATTCTCATCCTCATCAGGAAACTTGAAGTCATCAGTGGGCATTACGCTCTCCTGTTAAGCGCGGGTGACGCCGCGAGGATCCTCGACAACCGCGTCAATCTGGTCGTCGTTCAGCAGACGGAACTCCCGTCCGTAAATCTTGAATCGCGTGCCCGAGTACGTCCGTACCAGCACGAAATCTCCTGCCTTGCACCAAGGGCCGCTCGGAAACTTCTTCTCGTCCTTGTAAGCGTCGGGGCCAACATCCAGCACGAACAGCACGGTCGTGGTCTGCTCTTCGCTCTTCATGAACGAGTCAGCTTTGACAATCTTCGAGTTCTCGAAGGTGTCGGCCACTTCCGGAACACCGCAGAGGATCTTCCAGCCGGTAGGCTTGGGCAGCATACGTCCACGGTCTTCAATGGGAATGTCTTCAGCCGTTTCTTTCTGCTGAATTGGTTCCGGCATGCGCACGCCCGGAGGCAGTAGCAAGTCACTCATCTTCTTCTCCCTTACGGATTGCTTCAACAAGGTCCATGATGTGCCGCTCTGCAAGTGCAAGACCTTGAATTACCCCACAGAGTTTTTGATACGACGCAAAGTCGCCACACACTCCGGTGGCGACATCATCTGCGTAATTGTTCATGTCCTTGCGTATCTTCTCGCGCAGTACGCTTGCGAAGTCGTGCTCCATTATTCTTCACTCTCCTTTTTGTCTGTCGGTTTTCCGACAGGTTTCTCTTTCTTGCCCTTGAACGTGGCAATGTGTTTCAGCGCTGCTTGCTTGCGCTGCATGTCAGCTTGCTCTTTAGCCTTGGACACCTCGATGCCCATGCGCATGCCTTCTTTTTCTTGCTGTGCCTGAAGAGTAGTGCGTTTGTGCTCGATGTCGGCACCGACTTTCATCGACTCCAACTCCAGCTTGCCGCGCAGCTCTTCTTCCTTCAGTTGCAGTTCGTCGGCCTTGGCCGCAGCATCCATCTGCAGCTTCTGCATCTTCAATTGCAGTTCTTGCTGCTTCAGTTGAAGCTCTTGCATCTGCATCTGCACGAGCGGATCTTGCATCTGCTGCTGAGCCTGCTGCTGTTGTGCCTGCATCTGGTTCATCTGCAGTGCTTGCTGCGCAGCGCGAGCCATCATGGTCGACAGTGCAAGCTCAAACTCCGGCGGCAGCTTCTCGTCTTCCGGCGGCAGCGGAATACCCATCTGCTGCTCCACCTGCAAGCGGTACTTGAACGCGGTGTGCTCGGCAATGTGTGCTTGCAGCGCAGCCATGATCTGCGGAGCCTGCGGGTTTTGCCCAATGTTTTGCTGGATCATCGGATCCTGCATCATCGCCATGTGCACTGCGAGGTGTGCGTCGTGGTCTTGGTACAAGAATGCCTTGGTCGGCTCCAGCTTCAGGATGCACATGTTCTCCGACACCGGATCTTTTGGCTTCTGGTCGTCCGGCAGCGGCACGATCTTCTCTGCATTCTTGATGCCCAAGACCTCCAGCATCTGACGGTGCAGATACGGCATGTCATAAATCTGCGGAGCGCCCTGCGACAGCTGCAGCACGGCTTGGTACTGAACCACGCGCTGCGACAGAGTGGCTGCGTTCGGATCAGATACCGGAATCAGGTCAACCTTGTCGTAGTCTTCCTTCTTCGCACGCTTAGTGCCGTACTCCGGCGTGTACTCGTAATCCGGCTCGGCGTAGTCGCGGATGATCTCTTTGATGAGTTTCAGCTCGCGTTTCAGGGTGTTGTGCACACGCGCCTGAACCGCCGTCATCACCTTCAGCTGACGCTCAAGGATGGCAAGGGTGGAGCCGACCGGCGAGTTGGCCGACATGTCGGACACCTGCAGATCAGCAGTAGCTGCAAAGCGCCGGCCTTCGTCAACGATTTTGTCCAAGAGACCCGCCAGAACTGCGGACGGTTCCTTGTACGGCAGCGGAAGGATCGAATCACGGATGTTGCCCGAGGCTACATCCACATCGCGCCATTCTCCCGGCGCAATCGGAGTGTCGTCACCTTTGATTCGCAGACCACGCGATTTGAGTCCACCCGGCAGATTACTGAGCGTACCGGCATCAACCAGCTGACGCATGAGGGCGGTAGCGTTCTTTGCGAATCCGCCGATGAGATGGAACAGGCCGAAGCCGTAAGCACCAAAGCCGGGGATGTACTGATAATGTACAAAATGCTGGCGCTTAAGCTTGAGCGGGTCATCGCTTCTCCAGTTACGGCGAACTGACAGAACGGTGTTGGTGCCTTTGATTAGCGTAACGACGTACGGCAGGGCGATCTTGTCTTCGTCTGCGTACTTGTCGTCCTCAAGGTGCAAGTCTACGTGCACCTCATACAGCGTGTAACGGTCGTCGTTGATGTCCGAAAAGCCCGTCTCTTTGTCCTTGGCCTTCTGGATGTCTTCGGTGATCTTCTGCGGCTCACCAAGCTCCACGTCACGGTAGAACCCACCTGCCTGCAGCTTGCGCAGATCGTTCTTGGTCTTGCGCATGACGTGCGTGACGCGATAGCACGTATCCATGTCCGACGCGCCGTACGGCAGGATCACATCCTCTGCCGGGATGAACATCGACGCCTGACGGCCAATGTTCGGGTCGTAGTAGACCTTCTTGAACGCCGAGCCAGTAGCCGGGAGGCTCCACAGCATGCGCTCGTGCTCCGGGCGATACTCCGTCATCACCTCGGTCATCTCGAAGTTCATGTCCTCCTGCACGCGGGCAGCAGCCTCCATGACCTCCGGGGTCTCTCTACCGATGATCTTGGTGCGCACCGGGCCGGAAGCCGGGAACGTCTCGGTAATCGTCTCAGACTGAAAACGCACAACCGCTTCGGCCAGCATCGGGTGGAACACACCGCATGCACCGTTCCACGGCTCCGTGCGCTCCTCGATCTGCAGACCCAAGAGCTTGATGCCCTCGACGTACATCTTCTCCCACTCTTTGCGGGACATCTTGTCGTTGTCGATGGCGCTTGCGAGTTCTTCGCCAAGCGAGGCAAGAGCCGCTTCGCTCAGCACTTCCTCGGCCAAGTTCTCATCAAAGTCGTCGCCGGCAGCATCCGGGTCGATGTCGATCTCCAGCCCGTCCATCTTGATCTTGACCTCTTCAGGGTCAACGATCTCGATCTCAAGCGGGTTTTCTTCTTCCGCGTCTAACGATTCCAGTCCTGCCGGAGCTTGGTATAGCGATTTGTCGATTGGCATGGTTTGTCCTTAAATCATTTTGCTGCCGCCCGGAAGGGGCTTGCCGATGTGTCCGCCTTTGGCAGCAGTCTCCACATCGTCGTATTGGTCGTCGGCCAGAGCGGTGTTGCTCTTGATGAACTCGTACAGCTTCTTGTTCTTCTCGTGGTTGACCGCTTTCAGGTTGTTGCGCACACGACGCACGTAGTCGTTGCCCGTCTTGCCTGCAGCGGATCTGCCGGTGCCGTTCCATGCCTTCTCGAACGGAATCTTCAAGCGCTTGGCTACCTGTTGCTTGTCAAGGATCGCCGCTGCAAACCCCGCCGCTCTAGGCGGAATGCCCTGCGCCGTCATGGTCTCGTAGAGCTTCTGCGCTTCCTTGTTCTCGGTGTTGTACTGGTTGTAGCCAAAGTCGTACCGGCCTTCAGCCAGCGCCATTGCTGCAAGCTTTTCCGGTGAGAGCTTGGGCATACCGTACTGCTTGGTTGCAACCTTGTACGCCTCAAGGTACGGAAGCATGTGCTCCATCGGGTACTTGGTCGGCAGCACCTCCACCGGGCCTGCCTTGGGGTCGGTTTCGTTGAACCGGAACCCCTCGATCATCTGAAGCGGGGGCTGCTCTGGCAGCTGCGGTTGTTGTGGCGGTGCTACCTTCGTGTTGGGGGAGGGTGCCGGTATTGCCTGCGCAGGCGATCCGCCCAGCCAGAAGTTCGAAAACTTCCGCCCGTAGTTTTGCAGCCCTTGCTGCGCACTCTGCAGCAGTCCTTGTAATCCTGTCCCGTCAGCCATGTCTGTCCTCAATAGTACGCCGCCCGTCTGGGCACGCGGTATTGGTCGTATGCTTCATCCGAGTCCAAGGCAATAAAGCCCCCTTGACGGAACCGGAGCAGCGCTTGGGACGTAGTATCCACGAAGTCATCGTGGTCGCCAACAGGAAAGGACGCGACTTCCTCGATCACCTCTCTTGCCCAACGGGTGTCGGGTGCCCAGACTTTTCCGGATTTGAACAAGTCTGCAATCGCATTAACGCGCACAATCTTGTCGTTTCCTCGGCTCGGGCTGAACTCTTGGACGGGGATGCCCATTGCTCGCAGCTCTTGAATAAGAGGGGCACCTGCGGCTTTCTTTTCAACGATGAACGCATCCGGCTCCCAGTCCTTGTAGTGCTTCAACGCGATTTGTTTCAATTCTGGAAATGCCATCCTGTCCTTGAACGCATCAAGCAGGATTAGCTGCGGGGTGTCGTTCTCTTCCTCGTTGTAGAAAATCCCCCACGTCGTGCAGGCGGAATAGTCGCTGTTGTTCTTGGTTTCGAACGCCGTGTCCCATGACTGGATGACGTACTCGCACTGTGGCGGGTCGTCCTTGGGCCATATGCGCCAGTGGCTCCGCGCAATGATCGCACTGGAGTCGCCGGTCGGCTGCTGCATATACTGAGCGTTCCAGAACCGGGGATCCATCCCGGCCTTTTTCGACTTCAGTGACGACAGCGGCCACTGCTCCGGCCACAGCGACTTCTCGTTGTCGGTGTTTTCGTTCAGGATCGCCGGCAGCTCAACGATCTCCCACGGGTCGGACTCGGGATTCTTGATCTGGTACTCGATCAGCCGCCCGGTCAGGTCAAGCTTGCCCCACCGCGTCATAATGACGATGATCGCCCCGCCCGGCATCAGACGCTGCAGCGGGCCTGTCTGGAACCAATTCCACGCCGTGTCAAACGCTAGACGGCTATTCGACTTCACATCCTGTTCAGAATGCGGGTCATCAATGACGAACAGATCAGCACCACGGCCTGCAAGAGCGCCGCCAACACCAGCAGCGTAATACTGACCGCCAGCGCCGGTACTCCACTTGCCCGAAGCCTGCTGGTCAGCCGCCAACGTCGTATTGGGAAACAGCTCCGCATATTCCTCACTGTCGATGAGATTCTTCACGCGACGGCCAAAGTCTTCCGACAAGGACGCGGTGTGCGTGCCCATGATGATCTTCTTGTCGGGGAAATGGCCCATGAAGTAGGCCGGGAACAGGTAGGAGGAGAACTCCGACTTACCCATACGCGGTGCGATATTGATGATGACGCGCTTTTTCTTGCCCGCGATAACGTCCTGAAATATCTTGGCAAGCTTGCGGTGATGCGGCCCGATCTTGAAGCCGGGGTAGACGTGCATGGCGAAGCCCAACAGGGAATCGCGTCCGATCTGCTGCGAAGCGCGGGAGGCACGCTCCTCCAGATCCTGAAGCAGCTCCAGCTTCTCAGCCGGGGAGAGCGTCGGCAGGACAGCCTGCAGCGCTTGTATTTCCTGTGGGGTGAGGGCGGGTTTCACTCTTCGTCCTCGGCGTTTGGTACTTCTTTGACCTCTGCCACATCCGTGATGTCGACGATTTTTGCCAGCTTGCCAAGCTTTTCCTTGATGCGCATCTCAAGCTCAGCGTCGGTCAGGTCGTTCTTCTTGACTTCGATCTTCTCGGTGAACAGGCCGACCTCTGTGACCTTGCCCAAGAGTGCCAGCGCCTTCAAGCGGATCGACGCGGATGGGTTTGCCGTCTCTTCGACCAGCTTTGCGACCGCATACCCGCGCAGTTCCTTGGCCTGATTGATGAATTCCCAGTCGTAGGCGGTCAACATGCCGACCAGATGCTGCACAGCAGCCGGGGTTTTGATCTCGGTGAGCGCGTCGTGGGTTTTTTCGAGCGGTTGGGCCGTCACCATGTGGGTGAACGCCTTGCGTGCAGCGTCCGCTTCGACCTCATCGGCCACTTCGTCGCCGGCAGCGCCCAATTCTTTTAACCAGTCAGACGTGGCTACCTGTGCATCGACGATTTCATGTGGTGGGGTTTTCTTCAGACGTGCGGAAGCAGGCAGGGGCGTATCCTCTACCTCGGGGGTGAAATCAATCAGATGGTCAAACATGCGCTGGTTCCCTTGAAACCACGTTTGGCGCAGTGTATAGTGTGTTTAGCAAGTGCGCAAGTGGCGGCTAATCTCCCCTGCCACGCATTTGCTTCTCCTTTGTGGTCACTCACCACACTTCAACCCCGCTACGGCGGGGTCTTTTTTGCCCGATATGGGAATTCCCATATCGGACGGAGCCGTTTCATCATTTTGCAGTCTAACCTTTGACAAACATAATTGCAATTTTTGCAAAATTTTGTTGAGGTAGGGGTGTCCGCGTCCTGCAGATTTGCAGGACGGTTTAGCGTGAATTATCTGGGCGAGATAATTGCTCTGCGTGTGTTGTTGTCAAAGAAGCAATAAGAAATTGCGATGAGTGTATGGAACAGTGTTCATGGGGCATGCCACCCACCCAGCCATTTTGGGGTGTCGGGGTACGGTAGGGTCGCCAAAACCGCCATTTTCGCCCAGAAATCGGGACATTCCGTCCCGAAACGCCTCGCTCCTGCCTATCAGATCAGGGGTAGTGCTATACTGAAAGTGTAGGCAGAGCAGGGGCTTTGCCCTACATTCAACCCTAACCTTACGGAGCAAAATCATGGCTAAGCAAAACAAAGCAGCAGCATTCAAAACCCTTGACACCTTCGCTGGCGCACGCGTCGCGCTCATTCAGGGCATGAAGGACGCAGGCTACGGCACGCTCGAAGCAGCGAAGCCGGTCGTGTTCGAATGGGTGAGCGCGAAAACCGGTTGCCCCTTCCGCATCGCAGAGTCGAGCGGTCTGCCGAAGTGGGACACGACGCATCCGAAGTACGAGGGGAGCAAAAAGGCAGCAAACGATATCCTGCTGATGTTGCAGGGTACAACGCGGCACGCTCAGTCGAGCGCGAAGCGCGAGCGTGATCCGGTCGAGGATGCGATCAAGGCGTTCGAGAAGCTCACCGCAGCGCAGAAGCGTGCGTTCCTCAAGGCCATCGCCTGATTTCGGGACAGCCTGTCCCGGTTTTGTTTTGCGAACAATGCTCTCGGTTTTGCGTGGGATTGTTTGCGTTTTCCGAACGACGTTACAGCGGAAGTGCTGGCCGCTGTTTCGTTTCCTGTCCAATCCAGCCCACACTTCAAACCTGAAAGGCAAAATCATGCACAAACTCATCGAAGCATTCCGCAAAGTACCCTCACCGACCAACCGCGCCAAGCTTCAGGCGTACCTGAACAAACACATGATGGCCGTGTGCCTTGCCACGCCCGAAGAACTGGCATTCCTGAAAACCCACGAATTCAAAATCTGAAAGGAACCACACCATGAAACGCACCCATACCAAGTACGCACCGCTCACCGCAGCGCAAGTGAAGGCATACCGCGAACTGCGCCACTCGCAGGAGATCGCCTACGAAACGCGTAACATCGGACGAGCGCACGAACTGGGGCAGATGCTGCGCCAGCTGCGCCAAGATAACGTAGCCTACAAGTTCATCGACTAACCGAGGAGACAAACATGAAGCTCATCAAAAGCTATGACGGCAAGCCAATCAACACCGGCGACATGGTGCGCGACCAGCGCGGGGCAGTATGGGTCGTGGAAGGACACGACTACGACAGGAGAGAAGTCTACCTACGAGACACGACAGAGAAGCGTATGCACCGCACAGCACGAGCGGGTGACGTAGGGGTTGAATGGGTGGACTAAGGCGGTGGGAAATCGGGACAGCCCGTCCCGATTTCCTGTTTTATGATTTTGCACAGTGCAAAATCATGGTATCCGGTACTATCCATCATTTTGATATCGCGTTCCACCAAAATAGACACTCGAAAACCCGCATGGCTGCAAGGTTCAGCGTCCGAACCCGTCCTATATATAAACTATTTTTATATATTATATATATAGGAGGAAAGCTTCTTTTTTCTTTTCTCCCTTTCCGTCTTTCGAAAACCTTTGAAAGTCCGGTAAGTGATATAGTATTTTTTAAAAATGGCATCTAGTTGGGACTGTCGGGGTGTTTCGCCCTGTATTCATGCGGTATCCGTAGTGTCCGAAACGCTGTTCACACCTGCTATAATTACGGACAAACCCGTACCAAGTATCCAAATCGTACCCTCAAGGAGAGCAAAATCATGTTTCGTTACCAGCATTTCGCCACGCTAACCCGCAACGAGCTGCACAATTTGCTTGTGCAGAAGGGCTATCGCCCCGCCGAACGCGACGCAATTCAGGCCGAGGTCAAGGCGTACAAGGAAGCGCAGCGCGTGGAGAAAATCCGCAACGCCAAGCACGACAGCCTGTGGCGTGACCTGATAGAACCCTTATCGAACGAGATGCGCTCGGTCTACAACAGCTTACGCTACAGCAAGGAGGCGTACCCGAGCCGCGAACGCAAGGCGGCGCTTGAGGCGTATCAGAAGGTGCTGTCCACGCTGAACCGGAAACTGCGCTCGTACTGGAGCGCCTACGTCAAGACACCACGCCAGCTGGCGGTGGACAAGGGGCTGCCCAACGACGGCGCTCATTGGACGGACTGGGTTCCTGATAAGGTGAAGAACGCAGTAGTCGATGCGTTTGCCGAGATACCGCCACGCTTCAAGGCGAAGGCGAAGGTTCCATTCGAGCGCAAAATCCCGAAGGCCACCAACAGCAAGAAGAAGGCGGCAATGATCCGCGTCATCAAGACGCACATCGGACGGGAAGAACAGGCCATCGCCATGCTGACCGACCTGCTGAAAGGAGAATCGAACGACGAGCTGACTCACCACAAGGAGGAACTACAACGACTGAACACAGCATTGAAGCGCTTGCTTGCGCTGGATGACGACGAGCCTGTGCCGCACATATGGCAAGAGCTAGTCGCTGAGAACCCGCAGTAAACCGGGACAGTCCGTCCCGATCTTAACCACAAAGGAGAAACAAAATGAAGATCAACACAAACGAGCTGACTGGCGCAGCGCTGGACTGGGCGGTGGCCGTAGCCGAGGGCGCTGTATGGGCGACTTGGCGGTTCATCGAGGCGTACGAAAACGGCGAGATGAATTACCAGAAAGACTGGGCGCAGGGAGGCGAGATTATTGAGCGGGAGAAGATAGGGGTGACATTCCATGACGAGCGCGATGATTGGGAAGTACCGAACTGGGGAGCATGGCCGACGCAAACGGATGACCGTCAAGAAATCATGGGAGAAACCCCCCTCATCGCAGCCATGCGCTGCTACGTTGCATCGCGCCTCGGTGACGAGGTTGAAGTACCTGTTGAACTCTTGGGAGAAACAAAATGAACCGTGAACTGCTGAGTGAAATGTGGGAAGCGCTGGATGCTACGCACCAGCACGAAATACTTGTACTGGCTCAACATCCTACCGAGCGCAACGGCTGCTACACGACGGGTTATTTCACCGCGCTGCATTACAGCCGCCTACTGCCCAACGAGGACTACACCTACTGGCTGGCGGCTATCGGCCAGATCGAGAACGACCCCGACTTCCGGAAAGAAGTCCTGAACCTGACGAAAGGAGAATGAGATGAGAAACACCGCATGGAACGTACTGATGTGGGGACTACCCATCTGCGCTGCTATCGCCATGCTGTACGAAACCGGTAAGGCACACGGCAAGGCAGAGGCAGAGCGTGAGTTCTCTATCAACAACGCGGCGCAGGAGGCGCAGGCTAGGGAGAAGCCAGCGCAAGTCACGCCAACGCAGCGAACCCTCGACCAGCACTGCCCAGCATGGCTGTTCGATACCAACGCGAAGGACGCCAAGCGCCGTATTTGCAGCAAGTAAGGAGCAAGAACGGGACGGCCTGTCCCGATTTACAGGCCACACATAAACTAACAGGAGAAGCAAAATGCCTAGCAACATCAACAACCACCCGTACTTCACCCTTGCAGAACTCGCAGCACTGGGTGGCCCAACCCTGACGTACAGCACGACGGCGCGGTACAGCGTCGGCATTGCCGACATGCTCCGCTACAGGGACACCGAACAACAACCAGCAACACCAACCCAACCCGTCAGCACTTGGGTCAACCCGTATGCAAACGCTCGCCGCTTGCACAACTGGCATGAGTACGACCGTGACGGCGACCGCCGTATTGATTACACGCTTCAGTCGTACGACGGCTATGCCATGCAAGAGCGCATCGTTGACATCATGCGTGCCATTCGGCGTGTGGCAATGCAATCGGGGTACTACGATGCTTTCGGCCACGCGCAATACGGCATGGAGCATGTCACCCGTGAGGATGCAGAGCAGCACACATGGTTCCGTCGTGAGTCTGACCACCACAAGATACACAAGGCGGTGATTGAGGCGATCAAGGTCAAGCCGCCGAAAGACCTGCACGACTTGGTGCTGCAATGGCCGCACCAGTCCCTAAACGACCCGTCGCGTATCGCCTACACACGCAGCAATGAACACGGCCATGCGGACAGGCAGACGGTGACTAGCGTTGGCAAGTATCTGCGGGCGCACTTCCCGTCCCTGACGGACACCGAGCTGCGCGATATTGTTATGCGCTTCGGTGAACACAAGTTTGCGTTTTGGGATACAGCCGAGGGCATCATTCGTGCGGTGCAGGACGGGCCGAAGTCGTGTATGCAATGGGATCTCGACCAAGACGACTGGGATCAACATCCGTACAACGTATACGACCCCAAGTATGGCTGGCGCGTAGCAGTACGCCTCGACGGTACTGGTCGCATCATCGGTCGGTGCTTGGTCAACGTAAGCGGTGACGGACACGACTCAAAAATCTTTGTGCGATCCTACGCCCACAAGGAAGGCGGTTACTCTTACGGCGACGAGGCGCTGGAGGTATGGCTGCGTGACCAAGGCTTCGTTAGGGTCGATGATTGGGAAGGCTGCAAGCTTGCCAAGCATACGCGGTACTACACGCCGTTCATGGCTCCGTATCTCGACGGGTGCAACAAGAACGTAGATGATTGCGGAGATCATTTGCTTGTCGACTCTGACGGCCACTACCTGTGCGAGAGTACCGAAGGCTATCCGTCTGATTGCGGCCACGAGTGCGAGGATTGCGGCGCGCATGTTGGTGGCGATGACATCGTTTCTGTCGGCCCGTATGAAGATCGCAACGTCTGCCGTCACTGCATTGAGAGCGACTACGTGTGGGTGCTTGGCTGTCGTCGCTACCACTACTACCTGCACTGCGACCATGCCGTACACAGCAGCTACACCGACGAGTGGTATGACCGCGACTATCTCAGCGCGAACGACATGGTGCAGCTCGAAGACGGTGACATTTGTCCGCAGGATGAGGCGGTGTATCTCGAATCGCGTGACGAGTGGCGGCATCAGGATGACGAGGACGTTGTGTATTGCGAGCGTGACGGCGTGTACGAGCACATTGACGACACCGTTGAGCTTGCCGATGGGGAGCGAGCGCACGAAGACAATGCGTGGCAATGCGATGCGTCCGGCGACTGGTATCACGACGACGACGATGCTGACGAGAAGGTAGAGATATGCGACTGGCTGACTCGGCAGCACATGACGGTACATGCCGACAACCTTGAGGAGTACTACGAGGTTGATCTGGTCGATGTTGCCGACGCTTGCGAAGAAATAGTTTACGACAACGAACTCGCATCCAACTAATTGACGAAAGGAACTGCACCATGAACCAACACACAATCCTCGGCAGCGTACTCAACAAACTGCTGTCAACCAAGCGCCCGCATACGTCGGTGACTAACGCCAAGATCACGGCGTGGATTCAATCCATGCTGCCGTTCGACCTGCAAGCAGAGGCGTTTCTCGACGGGGCTAACAATTTGCACGTTGACGCACGCACAAGCGACAAGCACCGCACGCTGTTCGTAGCACACATCGACACCGTTCACCGTAGCGAAGGCAAGAACAAGATCACCAAGACCAAGACGCACTGGTGTGCCAAGGGCGACGTGCTCGGCGCTGACGATGGCGCAGGCGTGGCGCTGCTGATGCACATGATTCACCACAACGTACCCGGTTACTACATCTTCACGCAGGGCGAGGAGCGCGGCGGTATTGGCGCACGCTATCTGGCAACCAAGGAACGGGACTTGCTGTCCCGATTTGACCGGGCTATCGCGTTCGACCGCAGGGGTATCGACTCGGTGATTACCCATCAGGGATGGGGTCGTTGCTGTTCAGACACTTTCGGTACGGCGTTATGCGAGGCGCTTATGTCAGGTAGCGACAACCTAATGATGCTGAATGACGATACAGGTGTGTACACAGATACAGCTGAATTCGTTGACATCATCCCAGAATGTACTAATATTAGTGTTGGCTATGACAAAGAGCACACCCAACAAGAGTCACTAAACCTCGTGCACTACGAGCACCTAGCCGCTGCTGTACTGGCGTTTGACTGGGATGTGCTGCCTGTTGAGCGTGACCCGTCGATCCAAGAGAGCAAGTATGACGACTACAAACTTGGCGGCTGGTGGCAAGAGTACCGCACCTACACAGGGAGATCAGGCAAGCGTGATACCTACATCCGTGACTATGACTACGGCTACACCGGCTACGGCCATGATTCGCACGCAGCAAACAGCCCATTCGTGCCGGGCTACGACGACTACACCGACGAGGAAGTAGACGAGCAGATTCGTAGAGAAGACGCTATCGACGCGGTTCTCGACGCGCAGTATGGATACACCGATGCACTTGCGTTGCTGATTGGCGAGGCTGTGTATCCAGAAGATGTGGCGCTGGTGGTCAAGCACCTCAACTTCAAACAGCTAGACCCTCGTGCATTGGACGAGGCATACGAAGCGCTCGAAGCTGGCGCAGACATTGACTCTGTGCTGACGACGATCTTCGACGAGATTCACGCATCGTAACTACACAACGGGGGCTTCGGCCCCCACACATAGGAGAAGCAAATGGAAACGCTAGGCAGCATTCCTGAAGAAACCAAAGAAGCATTCAAAAATGTAGTAGCGGATGTAGGGAGAGCCGCAGCAGCACACGGCATTAGCGGTGTGCCGACAGAGATCGTGATTGGCGCTATCGCGTACACGTTTGTCATGATTGCTGAAAAGATGGACGTAGATCCTGTGCATCTGAAGTTCGTGTTGAACGCCAACATAGACCTGATGTACGGCAGCGCCCAACAACCCAAACAAACAATGCAATAAGGAGAAGCAAATGACCTACCACCAAGACAACACCGAAGATAACCGCGAAATGATGCGCGAAGTAGCAAAGGAAGTCACGATCAACGCGGCGCGTTACGGCATGGAGGGTACACCCCCGCCTGTCATTCTGGGTGGCGTAGCGCTGGCTCTCGTGGCTATGGCGCGTGGCCTGAACGTGGACAAGGAAGCACTGAAGCGCGTGCTTGATGCGAACGTAGAGACGGTTTACAACGAGCCTACCTTCGACCCGGACAACATGCCGACCATGCAATAAGGAGCTGCACATGGAAAACAAAGTAGCCCCATATGACACAGGCAAGGTGAAGATTGGTATCTACTACATACCGCCGAACAATCGCGTCATGTCGCAGGATGAGCTGCGTATTCAGAGCGCGCTACTGGATACGCAACCGGATACCAAGCCTTCGCGCCTTCGCGCATTCGTCAACTTCGTAATGGGTGACTGCTATGCCTGACATCGCAACAGCATTGAGAGAAGCAATCGAAAAAGTAGGACAACGCCAAACCACAAAGGAGAACTCCATGTTTATCGACAACGTAAATGACAACCGCGAACTGAAGAAGCTGGCTGACGAGTGGGCGAGCGATGACCCGAAAGAGCCAGCACCGCAAGCACCGACGCAACCTGAACCGATCAACCGCTTCACAGATAAGCGCAACTTCACGCGTGAGGTGTTTGATTACGTCAAGGCGAATCCCGGTCAGACAGGTAAGCTTGTAGCGCAAGCGCTCGTGGCACAAGGACATAACGGATCGTCCGTGTCGGCAACGCTGACGTACTTGATGCAAGGCCATCTCATTGCCAAGAGCGAGATAGGCACATACACAGCGATCAAACCAGAGTATGTGCCTGTGCCAACAGCTGTGCTGGAGAAAGCACGCAAGGAGCGTAAGCGTGCCAAGAACAAGATCACGGCTGTTGTGCGGCAGGAGATGAAGAAGGTGAAGCAGGCAAAAGCGCAAGGCTTGGCAGGGCTACAGATTGGCGAGGCTGTAGCTACACCGGCTGCACCTGTGTTCGTGCCTCCTGCCCCGGCAGTGCGCCCTGCCCTTGCTACGGAGCAATTCACTATCAACACTTTCGACGCAGACAAGCTGCTGTCCACG